AGGAATATAAGATGGAAGATACATTGGAAGCTTATAAAAAATTTTATATATTAGATAAAGTAGGTGTAAAAGGATTAGATTGGAAAAAATTAAATAATAAACCCGAATGGATAAAAAAATAGTAATTGTAGGTGCTGGCGTAGCAGGTATTAATGCTGCTACTAAATTAGTGGATAATGGTTATCCTGGAGAATTAATTACAATTATAGATAAAGGTAATGATCCTCATAATCGTTTACCTGAGGAAGTAATGACAGGTATGCTCGGCGCTGGTGGCTGGAGTGATGGTAAATTAACTTACCACACAGCAATTGGAGGTGTATTATCAAAATACTGTGGTGAGGATAAAGCAATGGAATTAATGGATCAAGTTATATCTAACTTTAGACGTTTCCATCCTAAACCAGAAGAAATATTTTGTTCTGATCCACAAGAAGAACCTGATTTTATTAAACCATATTTTGGATTACGTTTATTCCCAGTATGGCATATTGGTTCAAATTACCTACATGAAATTGCTAAAGCATGGTATCAATATTTAGTTGATAAAGGTGTGAACTTTATGTGGGAAACAGAGGTAACAAATATAGATTTTGAGACTGGAGAAGCAATATTAAAAGATTAATATTTATATCAAAACATAGATTATGATAAAATTAATAGATCTATTAAATGAATCCCAATACTCTCAATTAGAATTAACATCAATGGGTAAGTTACTTCTTAATTATCTTAATTCTGATGTTGAATCTGATAAACCTGAAAATTATCATTTATCTTCAAGAGATGAACAAATACTAATGGATATGGGGATGTATATTGATGGGTTATATGGAGATAATAAATTTTCTAACCTAGATATATTTGCTTTAGATATAGCATCTGGAGAATATCAAGATCCACAGTTTGGGAAAAATGAAATTATCAAAAAAATTAATAGAGCTATTCAAAAAGGATGGGTAAAAATAGTACCATATAAGGGTAATCCTTTTAAAAATAGTGATTATAATGACAATGATGAATATTAATTTAAAAAAAAATAATGTTATGAAAAGATTACACATAAAACTAATCAAATGGATATCCAATAAACTTGGATATAAAATTGCAATACTCAAAGCAGCGAACGGAACAACTATAATTGAAGGTGATAAAGAATTATTACGCTATGTAGATATAACTGGTTACTTCTTTAAGAAAGAACCACTTAAAAGAACATTTCCTAAATTTGTAGAGCCTGAACCAATCAAACCATTAACCCCAGAACAGTTAAAAGAATTAGGTATTTCTTAGATTTTTTCTTAGATCTATAATATTTATAATCGATGGGACGTATCAAAAAATACCAAACAGAAGATGAACGTATTCTCAAACAACGAGAATATAGTAAGAAATATTACTGGTCTAATAAAGAAAAAATCGATGAAAAACTTAAACAAAAATATCACGAAAAGAAAACAAAACAATAATTTTATAGTTTATATTCATATACGACATGATATAAATGAACCGTTTTATGTTGGGAAAGGAATACCCAAACGAGATAGATCAAAATATGGTAGAAATCAATATTGGCATAATATAGTAAATAAAAATAATGGTGTATTTGAATCTAAAATATTATTTGAAGGATTAAGTGAAGAAGAAGCATTATTAAAAGAAAGAGAAATAGAATTGGATTTAAAAAATAAAGGTTATATATTAGCTAATATAGCTGAATGTGGTGTTAAAGCTGGTACTACTGGAATGAAACACTCTGAAGAATCTAAAAGAAAAATATCTGAAGGATTAAAAGGTCATGTATCACCTAATAAAGGTAAAAAGCAATCTAAAGAGACATGTGACAAGAAGAGTAAGTCTATGTTAGGTAAAAAAGTTAGATTAGGTGTAAAAGATTCTGATGAAACTAGAAAAAAGAAAAGTGAAGCTTTTAAAGGAAGAATATATAGTGAAGAAAGTAAACAAAAGAAAAATGAAAAATTAAAAGATAAAAACCTTTATGTCTTTTATAATTTATTAAATGATGAAAAGTTTAAAGGAACTAGGAGAGAATTTCAAGATAAATTTAATTTGAACAGTGGAAGGTTAAGCCATTTAATAAATAATAAAATTTCTAAATATAAAAATTGGATAAAAATATGAGAAAAATTAAATTTGATACATGCATAGTAGGTACAGGTAAAGCAGGAATAGACTTCTCAGCTAAATTAGCTCAAAAGTACAATTTACCTACCGAAGTCAAGTCGACCCAGATTGGAGTGAGATTTGAAAGCCCACAAAAATACTTCCAAAAATTAATTGATATTAGCTATGATTTTAAACTATATCAAAAATATGATAACGTGTCGTTAAGATCATTTTGTACTAATAATAACGCGGCTTACGTTGCAGTAGAAGAAACATATGGTGATATTACTTATAATGGTCATGCTAAGAAAGGTAAGGAATTTGAAAATCAAATGACCAATTTTGGTATATTAATGGAAATTAAGGGTATTGAAGATCCATTTGAATGGAGTAGAGATGTAGTACAAAAATGCCAAGCGGGATTAACTAACACAGATAATCCAATTGATTTCAAAACAACAGGAATATATTACTCTCCATCTAGAACCCCAGGATTAACATCTGAAGGAACTATAGTATCATCAATATCAGTTCCAAATTTAGATACGTTTAAAGAAGCATTTGGTGAGTATGCTAGTTATATACTTGATTTCATTGACCAAATGAATAAAGTGTTTAAGTTTGGTGATGATTATGGAATTTATATTCCTGAGGTAAAATATTTAAGTCCTGAACCATTAGTAAATTATAATGATTTATCATTAACTACATATTCTAATGTACACTTTGTAGGAGATGCTTTAAGTGCTCGTGGTATTACTGTTAGTGGAGCACAAGGTATATATGTTGCTGAGTCATTACTTTCCTAATATTTATAAGTATGGCTTCACTCCGTATTCTTATTAAAGAATTAATTGAAGATTTTATACTCCAAGAAATTGGGGAAGCCAATATTGAGCCTTTTCAATACTCAAAATTATCAGACGTTAAGTATTCTTTTGATTTTGATTATAAAGAAGGACATTTTAATGTTGAAGTTGATTTTGAAAAATTAGATGATATCTATAAGTCATATTATTTTTCTAAAGTACCTAATTTTAAAAATAAAATATTTTATAATATAGCTTTTAGTGTTAATGGAGATCAATATAAAGCTTCATCAACAGACCTAAAAACATTATTAAGAATAATGACCACTTTATCTATTATTATTAAAGATTTTATCTCAAATATAGATCCTGATGGATTATATATTGAAGCGACAGACAAAGGAGATGACTTAATAAGAGGTAAATATCAAAAATCAGCTACATACCAAGCATATTTAGATAAACAATTAGAAAAATTAACAAATTATAAAGTATATACTAATAGGAATGGGTTAAACATCGCGAAAGTATAAATTTTTATAATATTTATAACTAAATATCAACTTATACATGGGAAATTTAGTTCAATTTATTAGATCAATGGTTCAAGAGGAACTATCTGAAATGGCAGCTCCTTCATTTTCAATCAAAGTGCTTGATCAAGATAAAGCAGAAAGACTTAAAAAATTACACTCAGGCCATTGGGTAGGCAAGTTAATGGACTTAATTATTAAGTCTGGTGAAAATGGTATTACTCGTGGTGAAGCAGCTAATGCTTTAGACATCAATCCTATGAAACTTAATGATGAGATTAAAGCTCTTCAAGACAGTGGTATTGTATCTAGAGGTAGATTAACACCAGATAAACCAGAAAAAACACCAGGCCAACGTGGTAGAAAATCTAGTGATAAAAGTAGAGCAGGTGTTGTTAGAACTTTATTTCAGAACTTTAAAGACAATCCTGATTTCACTCCAAGTGAAGATGATGTAACCTATGATATACCTAAAGGTTTAGGAACTGAAAAATTAGGCGATGCTGATGTTGCTAAGATTAAGAGTTCTGCTTTAGGATTAACTAAACGTGGAAGACCAAAAGTTACACAAGCTGAATCATTACATGAAATGTATTTACGTTTACAAGGTAAACTAAATGGCTAAAATTGTAATTTTAAGCTGTACAAAGTCTAAAACAGACCATAGGGCTCCAGCACAGGAGCTCTACTCAGCTTCTCCTATGTTTAGAAAAACATTAGAATACGGTAAATCACTTGAACCGGACAAAATGTTTATTTTATCTGCTAAACACCATTTAGTTCCTTTAAATAAAGAATTAGATCCTTATGATAAGACTCTTAAGGAAATACCTAAAGATGAGAAGGAAAAATGGGGAGAAGAAACAATGAAACAGATGAAATCTGCTGGTCTTGATCTTAATAAAGATAAATTTATATTTTTAACAGGTGGTGAATATTTAAAACCTTTTAGAAATTATATAGCTAATTTGGAAACTCCAATGGAGGGTCGTAGATTAGGTGAGCGACTTAAATGGTTAAATAGCCAAATAAGTAAGCTTAATGAAATGTTTAAACGTGTTAAAAAAATTATCCATGAGTGCTTATCTAAATAATTTAATAGACCTATATCTAAATGATATAGCTGATTTTGATGATAATAACTTACTAATAGCAGAATCAGTTTTAAAACCAGTTAAACAGCTTCTTACGGAAGGTAAACAAGATGAAGATAAAATATTATTAGAAGCATTCCGTAAAAGTACCCCAGAACAAAAAATTATTTTAGAAGACTTTTTACTTTATGTAAGAGAAGGAGAGTTCTAAAATGTCTACTATTAGAACACCTTTTCAATGGGGAAATGCTAATTTTGCCTATAATACAAACCCATTTCCTAATCAAAGTAAAAATCCATTTACTTGGGATGATGTAGCGTTAATTATAACAGTTCTTGAAGGATTAGGTGGAGGTGGTTCTCCTGAGGATCAATTTAAGGATAAGAAAAAACGTAAACAATTCATAACTTTAATAATGAAATGCGAGGCTATGGATAAAGAATACAAGGAAACCAAAGAAGTCGTGGATCGTCAAATACGTATAACAGACATAGCCTTAGTGGCTAAAGAAGTATTAGGTATTAATATTAAAATAGATTTATAATGTATACATTATTTACTGATAAAACTGAGCTTTTTGAATGTAATATTAAATTAGAAGGAGCATCACTTAAAAACAGTCAAGCTCGTCTAATTATCGAATCAGAAGACATCAATCTTTTATTTAAAGGACAAATTACTACAGATGGTAAATGTATTATACCAATTAAAAAATTAAAAGGTCTATTAGAAGGCAGCACAAAAGGTGAAATAAAACTTGAAGTTATAGCAGATGATACGTATTTTACACCTTGGAAATCAGAATTTATAGTTGAAGCATCTAAAAAATTAACTGTTGAAGTTAAATCTCAAGATGCAGATCTTATAACTGAAAGTGCTCCTAAAGTTCAAGTTAGTGGAATTAAAGAAACAATTGATCCTATAACAGAACATATAGTTAAATTAGTTAAATTATTGATTAAAGAAGATGTTAACTTAAATAATTTAAGCATTAAAAAAGACAAAGTAAATAATATTATAGCAACTTATATTAAAGATAATCCTATTCAAGAAACACAATTATCCGAAGTTATAGATGGAATAATCAGCAAGTTGCCTAAAACAAAATAATAAGTTATGGCAGGACCGTTTGATTTAACAGGTCAAAATATAGAGAATACCTATCAAAGGATTCTACAAACGCCTGATGGAACTAATTTTTACGACGGTACCGGCTCAGCAGTAACTTTCACAGCTACAGCAGTAGCGGGAGGACAAAACTCTCAAATTCAATTTAATAGTGGAAGTACATTAAGTGGCTCATCTAACTTTTCTTTTGATTATACTAACAATAGGTTAATTTTAACTGGGAGTCTTTATGTTACTAATAGCATATATTTAGGTAATTCATCCGCTCCTTCTCTTAATACTACTATATATACTGCCTCTATAACACCAGGTAGTTATATTTTATATTCATTTCCTACTTCTTCATATGATGGTTTTTGGTTTGAATACACAGTTAGATCAGGTTCAAATGCAAGAGCAGGACAAATGATGGGCATTTGGAGTGGAAGTGACGTACATTACACAGAAACAACAACAACAGATTTTGGTACTACAACTGATATATCTTTTATGTCTACAGTTTTAGCAGGTAATATGATAATATCAAGTTCAATAACAACAGGTGGATGGACAATAAAAGGTATTATAAGATCTATATAATTTAACATATTTATAATTAACCTGGACAGTGAAAGGTAAACAATATGGCTAATGAATTTGTAATAAAAAATGGGTATATTTCTAAAGGAAATTCCCAATTAAGTGGCTCTTTAGATGTTAGTGGAAGCATTTCAGCTTCATTAGGAGCAAACACAGTAGGATTTTATGGAACATCATCTTGGGCTGTATCCGCATCCTGGGCCCCAGGAGCAACACCTACAACTCCAGGTGGTTTAAACACTCAAATCCAATTTAATAGCGCAAGTGTATTTAGTGGTAGTTCAAATTTAACATTTGATTATAGTAATAATACATTAAAGTTAACTGGTAGTTTAGTCACAACTGGTTCAAATACATTTATTGGTACTCAAATAATAAGTGGCTCAATTAACTTTGGAGACGGCAGTAAAATTCAATCAATATCAGCTAGTTCAGGTGATGGTGGAGGATACACAACATTAACATTAAAACCAGATACAAGCATATTATCTGACCAATATATAGTATTAGATCCAACATCACCTAACCATATCCATATTCGTGCTGGCGGTGTGATAGATTCATCAAGTGCTTATTTATATTTAGGTGGTGAAAAAGCAAATGTAGTTGTACAAAATTTAGATGGTTCTTTTAATGAAAAATATTGGGTTCAAATAAATGCCCAAACAGGTTCAACCCAATATACTTGGACCTTTGATGACGATGGGACTCTATTAGTCCCAGGTGATATAACAGGAGCCGGAAACTTAGCAACGACTGGTTCAAATACATTTATTGGTACTCAAATTATAACAGGAAGTTTACTAACAACCGGCTCAAACATATTCATTGGTACACAAACTGTAACCGGTAGTTTATTTACAACTGGTTCTAATACTTTAGTAGGTAACACAATATTATCTGGTACCCTACAGATACAAGGTGAATACCCACCAGAAGCAGGTTCTGCATCAGTTTCTATTGTTGGTAATGTAGATTTAAATGGCTTTTTAAGATTTGACCCAGTAACATCAAACATTGACACAACAATATCTGCCTCATACATCTATGTATCGGGTTCAACAAATGACTTATATTTTTCACAAAATGGTGTAGGATATACTAACACAACACGTTTACGCTGGATAGAAGGTAATTTATATACTGGTTTATTACATGGTGGTTTAATTACAACACAGTCATCTACAATATACCAAGTAGGTAGTGGTAGTGGTATTATTGTAGACCTTAATGCATCAATTGGTGATGATCCATATCCTACAATACAATTTTTAGAATGGAATAATTTAACCAATACTATTGATGCTTTAAGTGGATCATTTGATCAACAGTTTGTAGCAATATCCTCCTCAGCAGGTACAGCAGTAATTAAAGCACAAGGAACACCATATGTTGATGGTGATTATAATGATTTTATTCCAATTGGTATTGTACTTCATCAAAACAGATCTACAATAAATGGTGTTCAAACTTTCCCTGGTGTAGCATATGGATGGAAGCAAAGATCTTTTGATTTTATTAAAGCATTTGGAGCATTAAAAATTTCAGGATATGCTTTAACACCAAGTGGATCTTCAACAGGAAGTTTAGTATTAAGTGGTGGCACATCTTGGGTAGATGGTAGAAATTATGTAGTTGATCCTAACCAACCAAGCTATATTGTAGAAGCAACAGGTATAACTACTTCTAAAATATTTAGATACTACCAATCAGGATCTAATTGGCAATCAAATTGGGGTTACAATACAAATGGAGGAGCTGGTTATGCTACAATAGATCCATCCCAATATTCAAACGCGGGTACATTAACACCTGTAGGTTCTAATAAATGGACTATACAAAGAGTATATTATTTTCCTAATAGTGCAACAAAGGCATTATTTGTTTATTATGGAAATGCTGAATACGCCAATGAAGCAGATGCATTAGCAGCAGTAACTACTGAACCATTTACCGAAGCTCCTAATACAGCCGCCAGCTCCATTTATGTTGGTTATATGATATTAAGAAATGATGCTAATTTTACAGTACCCGCGTCATATGAATTTTATCAAGCAGGGTTATTTAGAGGGTCCGGTACTGGTGGTGCTGGTGGAGGTGGAGCATCTACATTAGCAGGATTAACAGACGTATCCATCTCAACCCCAGCAAATGGTGATTTGTTAATATATAATGGAGGAACAAATCTTTGGAATAACACAAAAACATTATCAGGAAGTTATACATTATCTGGTTCATTAACAACAGATGATGGAGTATCAGTTATTAATTTAACAGCATCTTTTGTAAGTGCCTCTTCTATCACAGGTTCATTATTCGGTACAGCTAGTTACGCTTACACCGCTTCTTATTTAGATGGAGATAGTATTGTTATTAATAATAATGCTAATAATTCTATACTCACAGCCACAGGTAATGCTGATACATTAGATGCTGAATCCAATTTACAATTTGACGGATCAATTTTAACATTAACCGGAAATCAAATTACAGTTGGAAATCAATCTATAACAGGTTCACTACTAGTATCAGGATCTTCAACATTTACAAACATAGGCCCAGCTGTATTTAGTGGTAGTGTTAATGTAACTAATGGTATAACAGGAAGTCTTTTTGGTACAGCTAGTTATGCTTATACTGCCTCCTATGTTAATGGGATGATTACAAAAAATAACGCTGTAGCTGGTGGAACTTTTGCTGGTAATCCTAAAAAAGCAACAGTTACATTTGCCACACCATTCCCAAATGCTAGTTATAGTGTGACTGTAACTGGTGAAGAAGCAAGATCATGGATTATTGAATCTAAAGTATCGGGTAGTTTTATTATAAATTCTAATAGTAATACTGCTTTAGCAAATAGTGTTTATTGGCAAGCTATTAGTTATGGAGAATTTAATCAATAAAAAAGCTTGGCTTTTATGACTTTTTAAGTTATATTAAAAATAAAAGTTATGGAATTAAATAAAATTAAAAGGTATAAGTCACCTGATGGTACCGTCCGTTATGTTAGTGACAATAAATTACATAATCCTGAAGGTCCTGCTCTAATTCATCCTGATGGAAAAGAAGAGTATTATTTATTTGGTATTTTTTATACTAAAGATGACTTTAAAAAAGTTAAAAAAGATGGTACTGGTTTACCTTGGTATAAAACAGGAGCAGCTAAAATGAGACATTGATATGAAGATTGGATTTTGTGGAACAGTAAGTGTAGGCAAAACTACACTAGTAAACGCTTTAAAAGAATTACCTGAATTTAAAGACTATAAGTTTGCTACTGAGCGAAGTAAGTATTTAAGAGATTTAGGAATACCTTTAAACACAGATAGTACATTAAAAGGTCAAACTATATTCTTAGCTGAACGATGCTCAGAATTACTTCATGAAAATGTTATAACTGATAGAACAGTTATAGATGTAATGGCGTTTACTTTTTGTGCTGAGTCTATAGATATTTTTGATAAAGATGGGTTTGAAGAATATGCTTCTAAGTTTATTGAGGAATATGATTGGATATTTTATGTTAGTCCTGCTGGTGTTGCTATTGAAGATAATAATGTTCGCACTACTAATGTAGATTATAGAAATCAAATAGATGATATGATTAAATACATCTGCTCTTCTAATTTAGATAAAATAGGGAATTTCGGAATAATATCAGGATCTACTGAGGATAGGTTAAAACAAATAAAATCTTATCTAGGTCTGTAATATTTATAACAAAAACTATTCAATGAAACGTAAAGACCTATATAGTTATATCCGTGAGGAAATTATAGAAACACTATCTGAAATAGATGTTGATAAAGCAGCTGGAGCTGTAGTTGTTAAAAAAGGAACACCAGCATCTGCCCCACCAGAAATCAAAAAATATACAACTCAAGGTATTGATGTTAATGTGGTAGCTGAAGAAGATATTGACGAAGCTCGTAAAGCAGGTGGTTACAAAATAGGTGACACAGGTAAATTTGCTGAAGCTAAAGAATTATATGGCGCGGGTCTTTATGCTGATGTATTAAAAGCAATTGAAGAAGCAGGTGAGGATGGTCTTACTCAAAAAGATTTAGGAGCTAAATTAGGTAAAGGTGATGGTTCATCTCTTAATTTTATTTTAAATAAATTTAAAGCTATTGGAGTATTAGGTGGAGGTAAATTAGCAGCAGCTGAAAAACCATCTAAAGCAGCTCCTGAGGTTGAACCTGAAGCAGATGAAGAAGAAGATGATTTCTTTAAAGCAGATGATGAAGACACAACTCCTGAAGAAAAACCACAAGTCACTACTGATAAAGAAATTAAAAAAATAGCAGGTGATATTGATACTGGAAAAAGCAGTGAGCTTAATAAAGCAATTAATGTTATTAAAAATGTAACTGACAAACTCCAAAATATGAAGTCTGGATCAAAAGAATATAATGACAAAATGATCGCATTAAGACAATATATTGGTAAAAATAAAAATCTTCTTAGAGGACAAGATATTAGTTTATTGACTAAGAAACTTATAGGAGGTGGAGAAATATAATGTCGCAAGACTTAAAACAAATAATAAGAGAAGAATACGTAAAGTGCGCTCATGACCCGGCGCACTTTATGCGTAAGTATTGTCATATTCAACATCCACAACGTGGGCGAGTAATTTTTAATCTTTATCCATTTCAAAGTAAAGTATTAACATTATGGAGAGATAATCCATACTCTGTTGTTTTAAAATCTAGACAGTTAGGTATTTCAACATTAGCGGCTGGTTATTCTTTATGGTTAATGTTATTCCATAAAGATAAAAACGTATTATGTTTAGCTACTAAACAAGAAACAGCTAAAAACATGGTAACTAAAGTACGTTTTATGTACGATAATTTACCATCTTGGCTTAAATTACCAGCAGATGAAAATAATAAATTAAGTTTAAAACTAAATAATGGTTCTCAAATCAAAGCAGTATCCGCAGCTGGTGATGCAGGTCGATCTGAAGCTGTATCTTTACTTATAGTTGATGAAGCAGCATTTATTGAGAATATAGGTGAAATTTGGGCTTCTGCTCAACAAACCTTAGCAACAGGTGGTGGTGCTATTGTATTATCTACTCCATATGGTACTGGTAATTGGTTTCATCAAACCTGGGTAAAAGCAGAATCACAAGAAAATGACTTTTTACCTATTAAATTACCTTGGTATGTTCATCCTGAACGAGATGAGACTTGGAGAAAACGCCAAGATGAATTACTAGGTGACCCTAGACTAGCAGCTCAAGAATGTGACTGTGATTTCACAACATCAGGAGATGTAGTTTACTACCCAGAACATTTGGAGTATATGATGACTACTCACGTTTGCGAACCTATGGAACGTAGAGGAATAGATAAAAATTTATGGATTTGGGAATCACCAGATTATACTAGGAATTATATGGTGATAGCAGATGTAGCTAGAGGTGATAGTAAAGACTTTTCTGCATTTCATATATTTGATGTTGAAACTAATGCACAAGTAGCTGAATATAAAGGACAATTACCACCTAAAGAATTTGGTTATATGTTAGTAGGTATAGCCTCTGAATATAATGAAGCATTATTAGTAGTAGAAAATAATAATATTGGATGGGCAACATTAGATGCTATTCAAGAAAGAAATTATAGGAATCTCTATTATTCACCAAAGAGTGATACCCCACTTTCTGATTCGTATTTTAGTCAATATGAAGATCACTCTAAAATGATACCTGGTATTACTATGAATTTAAGGAATCGTCCTTTAATTATTAATAAGGGTAGAGAGTATTTTGGTGATCATAGTGTTATAATTAGATCAAAAAGATTAATTGAAGAAATGAAAGTTTTTATTTGGAGAAATGGTAGAGCTGAAGCACAAGCTGGATATAACGATGATTTAGTTATGTCTTATAGTACCGCTATGTATCTTAGAGACACTGCTTTAAAAAATAAAACACAAGGAATTGAATTAACTAAAGCAACAATAAATAATATATCAAAACCAGCTCAATATCAAGGAGCATATTTCGCTACAGGTAAAGATAACCCATATCATATGCCTACAAACAATGGTGGAACTGAAGATATTAGTTGGTTACTTTAAATAAATAAAACATGGCTGATACTAGTGTATTTACACGATTACGAAGACTATTTTCAACGGATGTAATTATTCGTAATGAAGGTGGAAACCAACTTAAAGTAATGGATGTTGATTCCATTCAAAGAAGTGGCAAATATGAAACAAACTCTTTAGTTGATAGATTTAGTAGAGTTTATTCAACAAACGCAACCTCACTTTATGGTCAACAATTAAATGTTAACTATCAATATCTAAGATCTCAACTCTACTCAGATTATGATGTGATGGATAATGATGCTATTATAGCGTCTGCTTTAGATATTGTAGCTGATGAATGTTCATTAAAAAATGAAATGGGAGAAGTACTCCAAATTCGTAGTTCAGATGAAGATATTCAAAAAATACTATATAATTTATTCTATGATGTTTTAAATGTTGAATTTAATCTTTGGTCTTGGACTCGCCAAATGTGTAAATATGGTGATTTCTTTTTAAAATTAGAAATCGCTGAAAAATTTGGTGTGTATAATGTAATTCCTTATACTGCTTATCATATTGAAAGACAAGAAGGATATGATTCAAATGCTCCAACAGCAGTAAGATTTAGATTCAACCCAGATGGATTTGTAGGAGGTACAGGTCAGTATACTGTTCCTAATATGGGTGGAGGTAATAACATTAATGCTTCTGGTATCTTTTTTGACAATTATGAAATGGCTCATTTTAGATTGTTAACAGATGTTAACTATCTTCCATATGGTCGTTCATATATAGAACCTGCTCGTAAATTATTTAAACAATATACATTAATGGAAGATGCTATGTTAATTCATAGGATCTCTCGCGCTCCTGAAAAACGAATATTTTATGTTAACGTAGGAGCTATTCCTCCTAACGAGGTAGAAAACTTCATGCAAAAGACTATTAGAACCATGAAGAAAGTACCTTATATGGATCCACAAACTGGTGAATATAATTTAAAATACAACATGCAAAACTTGTTGGAAGACTTTTATATTCCTGTTCGAGGTAATGATCAAACAACTAAAATAGAAACTACTAAAGGTTTAGAGTATAATAGTATAGAAGATGTAGTATATTTAAGAGAAAAGTTATTTGCCGCTCTTAAAGTACCTAAAGCATTTATGGGCTATGAAAAAGATTTATCAGGCAAAGCAACATTAGCAGCAGAAGATATTCGTTTTGCTCGTACAATTGATAGAATCCAACGTATTCTTTTATCAGAACTATATAAAATAGCATTAGTACATTTATACACTCAAGGATATAGAGGTGAAACTTTAACTAATTTTGAAATCTCATTAACAACACCTTCAATCATTTATGATCAAGAGCGTATAATGTTAATGAAAGAAAAGGTAGAATTAGCTAAAAACATTATGGATGCTCAATTATTACCCACAGATTGGATTTACCATCATATATTCCACTTTAGTGAAGACCAATATGATGAATACAGAGATTTAATACTTCAAGATGCTAAACGTAGATTCAGATTAGCTCAGGTGACTAATGAAGGTAATGATCCATTAGAAACAGGTAAATCTTATGGTACACCACATGACTTAGCAGCTTTATATGGTAAAGGTCGTGTTGTATCTGATCCTGCTAATGTTCCTGATGGTTATGGAGATGATATAACTTTAGGAAGACCTAAAGAAAAAGTAAGTACTATTAATACTCAATATAATCCTTTAGGTAGAGATCGTTTAGGTAGAACAGCCATGAAAAATGATGATGAAATGGCAGGTCAATCCAAACAATTGACAGAAAATACTTATCTAAAAAATAAACAATTTTTAAATGAAATAGAGAAAAAATTAGTTTTCCAATCAGATAAGGCAAAAGAATCATTATTAGACGAAAAACAACTGCGAGGTTAAACAATCCTGATATATTTATAACAAAAACATAACTTTAAATGCTTATAAAACATTCAAAATTTAAGAATACAGGTATTCTCTTTGAATTATTAGTAAGGCAGATAACATCCGACACTTTATCGGGTAAATCCTCAGAAGCCACGGGTATTCTTAAAAAGTTTTTCAGTAAAACTGAATTAGGACGCGAATATAAATTATATGAAAGTTTATTAAAGCGTACTAATTTAACTGAAGGGAAAGCTGAAATTATAATCAATACTATCTTAGAAAGCTCCAAGCAATTAAACCGCTCAGCTCTTAAAAGACAAAAGTATAATTTAATTAATGAAATTAAAAAATATTATAATTTAGAGGACTTTTTTAAAAGTAAATTACCTAACTATAAGGCTCAAGCCTCAATCTATACTTTAATTGAAGCCTATAATAGTGAGAAAAAAGTGTTTCATGAGCAAACAATTTCAAATAAATTAGTTTTACTTGAACATTTAACTTCATTAACATCAAAACCAAAAGAATCTAATGATGAAGTAATAAATGAATTTTCTACTTATGACAAAGATACTCGTATCTTAACATATAAAATTTTATTAGACAAATTCAACAGTAAATACTCAGACTTTAGTAATACTAAAAAAACAATTCTTAAAGAGTTTATTAATAGTGTAGATAACACAAGTAAACTTAAAGAATTTTATAATACTAAAATTGGTGATTTCAAAAATGAACTTGTTAAATTAAATAAAAAAACTAAAAATGAAGTTACCAAAATTAAAATCAATGAGGTAACTAATTTATTACTTGAGTTAGGAAAAAATGATAAAGTAACTAATGATAATATAGTTAATTTATTACAATACTGTGATTTAATTGAAGAACTTAAATCAGTAAATGGATAAACCTAATTTAAATAAACTTAAAGAAGTAGTACTCAAAAAGTTAAAAGAAATGAGTGCTACTGGCGCTGGAGCAGGTGCTGGTACTTTCACTCCTGGCTCTGGAGCTCAATATGCTACTCCTTATGCTTTTAATCCTAATAAAAAAGCTAAAGGAGCCCAAAATATTTATTATTATAAGTTAGGTTGGAAACCAGTAAATGCTAAAAAGCTTCATAAAGCTTCTAAAACTATAGATCATAAAGATTTATGGAAAAAGAAATTAGAAGAAGAAGCAACTGACACTTACATTAATAATCTTAACTTAACTGATCCTGCTTTATCACAATTTATAGAAAAAAGAGTAAGTGATTTTGATAAAATAGAAGATAAATTAAACACTTTACTCCCTCTATTAAAACAAGCTAAAGCACAAACAATGGAGTACTATAAAAATTCTCCAGACTTTAAAATACAGTATGGTACCGATTTAGCAGTTGATTATTTAGACGACATCATTAAACTCTTCAATAAAAAATGAGAACACTACAAGAACAATATAACGCCATTAAAAATGGTAACGGAAATAAAGCTCAATTCTTAAAACAAGCTAGACATTTGTTTCCTCAATATGTGAATCAATACTCTGATTTTGACACAGCCTCGGGTGTATTAAAATCTAAACAAATCATTAGTGAAGCAGCAGGTGGTGTTGTTTCTAAAGGATTTGATATTTGGGATTGGAAGAAAATTTTAGCAGAAGAGACTAAAGCAACTGAAAAAGAAACATCTAAAGAAGTATTAGATGCTCAAAAACACGCTTATAATAACTCAGACATGAAAAACGCTGATAACGTTAATTTTAACGAGATCATGAAAGGATTTTATGCTGAATTAAAAGACGAGAAGAATAAAGAAAAAAGTGGTGATGAACTTAAAGCTATAGTTGTTAAAAACTTAGCTAAAGATCCTTTATATTATACTAAAAATGGTGAATTTGGAACTAAAGGAGTTGGATATACAACTGAAGCTCCTGGTTTAGGCGAACCTAAAGAACCAAAAGGTAAACATAAATCATCAGGTTATGGTGATTTAAAAGAAAATAAAGAAAAAAGAGAATTATCATTACAATTAATTGATAAAGAAGATAAAAAGGGATTAGCTCTTTATAAGAATACTAAAGATCAAAACGATTTATATTATTATGATGGAAAAGTATTATATAGTATTAGAGATGATGGATCAAAAGGACCTTCTGTTAGAATGAGTTTATTTAATATAACTGGATTAAGAGAAGGAAAAATTAAAGAAAACACTGATATTTTAGATTATTATTTAAGTGTTATTGATTCTAATAATATGAGTAAGGACGAAGCGTTTGCTTATCTAGAAAATGAAGATCTCCCAGGAACTCAAATTGACACAATTATGAACTATGCTTTTCCTATAAAGGCGGATAAAGATATTCCATCTCAAGGAATGACTGAAGCAGAACAAAAACTTCGTTCTTTAGTTCGTAATATTATTAAAGAAGAACTTAATAAATATGGAGAAGAGAAGGAAGATTGGAACGATCAAACTGGAGATTATGATGAAGCTAATTTAAGTGAAAATAATGAATCCCCGGTTAAAAAAGGTGATATTCTCTATCATAAAAATAGTGATTCTACACTTGAAGTAACAAATATTGAACCCAAAAGTATTTCTATGAAAGTAATCAAAGTTTCAGATAAAACCCCAACTTACATTAAAGTAGGACAAAAATCTAAAACTAGTTATAGTGCTATAGGTAAAACTTATATTAAAAAAGAAATAAATTTAAACGAAGGATCAATCCCTGCTAAAGCAGAAAAAATAACAGATAAAGTAATTAAATGGTATGAAAATCATCCTAATCCTAAAATGAAAGAGTTACTTAATTCTGTTGAGAAAAATATAGAAAATATGCTTTCTAAAACTGTAGGTAAAAATGCTATTAGTGTTGAAGAATTTGAAAAAATAGTTAAATCCAAATACGGAAAACCATTTGAAGATCCAAACTATAGCGTATTTAAAAAAGCGACAAATAAATAATATGAAATCCTTATTAATAGAGACTCGCCCATTTAGTATATCACCAGTTGCTCTTACTGAAGGTAAGAGTGTGAATGGTAATCCTTTAGTTGAAGGTATTCTAGCTACTTGTGAAGTAAAAAACGGAAATGGTAGATACTATGCTAAAGATTTATGGGAAAGAGAAATTAATAAGTATATGACTTTAGTTAAAGAAAGAAGAGCATGTGGTGAATTAGATCATCCTGACTCTCAAGTAATTAACTTAAAAAATGTATCACATAATATATCAAGCATTTGGTGGGACGGAGATAACATTATGGGTAAAATAGAAATTTTACCAACTCCATCAGGTAATATTTTAACAGCTTTAATAGGATCAGGTATTAAAGTAGGGGTTTCATCTCGCGGAATGGGAAGCCTAAAACAAGTAGGTGAAGTATTAGAAGTACAAGATGATTTTGAACTATTATGTTGGGATTTTGTAAGTACACCTTCAAATCCAGGCTCATTTATGACTCCATTAAATGAAGGATTATCATCTCCAATTAATCCTTATGGTAGAGTAAATTCTATAGTGACAGAAATTTTATGTGCTAACGGCACCTGTCCTATTTTTTAAAAAAGCGCTTTTCTTTTCCTCGCTCTGCGACTTTATATAAATACGCATATACGTATCACAGAATATGCCCATTAATGAGGCATTACTTTTATATAATACATTACGCTTCGAACATCAGTTCATATTAAGCGTATTTCCAAATTAAAAACTTAAGGAAAAATGGCAACAAACAGAGATTTGCTTAAAGAAGCAATCGCAGATGCTAAAGCTGTTAAAGAAACTGCTATCGCAAATGCAAAAGCTGCTTTAGAAGAAGCATTTACTCCCTACCTCAAGGAAAAATTATCTGCTAAATTACAAGAAATGGAAGATAATGAAACTGAGTTAGAAGAAAGTGAAGTTTCTGAAGTAGAAAAAGAAAAGAAAATGGAAGAAGCAAAGAAAGAAGAAGACATGACCGAAGAAGTTTCTTTAGATGAACTATTAGCTGAATTAGAAGAATCTGATGACATGGACGAAACGTACATGGAAGAAGATGTTTATGAAGCTAAAGGTGAAGAAGAAGAAATGTCAATCGAAGATATGTCTGAAGATGATCTTAAATCTTTCATTGAAGATGTAATTAAAGACATGGTATCAGCTGGTGAATTAGAAGCTGGCGAAGAAGGTGAAGAAGAAGTTGATATGGATATGGAAGCAGGCGCTGAAGAAGAGCTTGACGAAGTTTTCAATATTGATGAACTCTTAGCTGAAATGGAAAAAGAAGAATCTCTTGAAGAGAAAAAAGAAAAAGAAAAAATGGAAGAAATTGAAATTGGCTCTGATGTTTATTTAAATCAAGCTGAAACAATCCTAGCTGTTCTTAGTACTCTTGGTATAGTAGGCGCAGCCGCTCTAGCCACAGATGAAATCAGAACTGGTTTAGCTAATGCTCTTAAAAAGGGTAAAAAAGCAGCAGCTGATTTTATTAAAGGTTTAAAAGGTAAAACTGCTGAAACTCAAGAAATGGAAGAACAATTAAATGAACTTCGTAATGAATTAAATGAAGTAAATTTATTGAACGCTAAACTTCTTTACACTAACAAAATCTTCCGCAACAAGTCTTTAACTGAATCACAAAAGGTAAAGGTTTTAACTGCGTTTGATAAAGCAACAACTAAAAAAGAAGTTGAACTTGTTTATGAAACTTTAGTAGAAGGCTTAAAAACAACTACAAAAGCTCCTATTAAAGAATCATTAGGTTCTGCCTCTAAAGTATTAGGTGGTGCTACATCAAAACCAATCATTGAGAACGATGCTTTCGCTCGTATGCGTGAGTTAGCGTTTGGTGGTAACAAATAACTTAATTTAAAAACAATTTAAAAACAAATTAAAAACTGAAAAAAACATGAGTTCAATTCAATCATTACTCGAATCAGCTAATCCCTGGAAATCGCTTCAAGGCGATGCTGCCAAATTAGCTTCCAAGTGGTCCAAGACGGGCTTACTTGAAGGCTTTGGTTCAGAGGTTGAGCGCAATAATATGGCTCTTATCCTTGAAAATCAAGCAAAACAATTAGTAGTAGAAGCTAGCCAAACTGGTGCTTCTCCAACCGCAGGTACATTTACTGTAGGTCAATCTGAAAACTGGGCTGGTATTGCTCTTCCATTAGTACGTAAAGTATTTGGACAAATCGCCGCAAAAGAATTTGTTAGTGTACAGCCAATGAATTTACCTTCTGGTCTTGTATTCTTCCTTGACTTCCAATATGGAACTACTAAGAATCCATTCACTTCTGGTGATTCTATGTATGGTGCTCGTAATCCATTAGGTCAATTCCCATTCCAAACTACTGGCACTACTGGTGGTTTATATGGGGCTGGTCGTTTTGCTTACTCCACTAACCAATTTACTGCTTCTGCTGTAACAGTTACAGCAGCTTCAGCTTCTTGGGCTGAAGTAGGATTTGATTCTGATTTATCAGCATCAGCAGCTGCTGGTAGTATTAAGAAATTAACTATAGGTACTGCTTCATTATCAGCTTTTGATCCAGATGCAGTTCGTGGATTTATTATTACTTCAGGTTCAGTGTCTGTAGCTGATAATCTTTCCGCATTCCATGCTTATAATTATACTGCTGGTCAGATCAATTTCTTTGTTACGGCTTCTACTGCTGAAATCCCAACTTTAACAACAGCATTTACTGTCTTCTATAATAAAATTACAGCTGATAATAATCGTGGTGATTTTGAAGATGGACAAACATTTAGTACAAATACTGCGGTTGGTGCTACAGGTACTACAATCTCTATTCCTGAAGTTAATATCAAGATGCAATCTCAAGCTATTGTTGCTAAGACTAAAAAGTTAAAAGCAGTGTGGACGCCTGAATTCGCTCAAGATTTGAACGCTTACCAGAATATTGATGCTGAAGCTGAATTAACTAACATCATGAGCGAATACATTTCTATGGAAATTGACCTCGAAATTCTTGATATGTTAATTGAAGATGCTGCTGCTGGTACTGAATACTGGTCTGTAAATAATAACACTTTCTTTGATGCTGCTACTTCAACTTTAGTTGAAAGATCAGTAGCTGGCGGTGGATATTACAACACTCAAGGCGGTTGGTTCCAAACTCTTGGAACTAAAATGCAGAAGATTTCTAACAAGATTCACCAATTAACCCTCCGTGGTGGTGCAAACTTCTTAGTATGTTCTCCTACCGTAGCTACTGTACTCGAATCAATCCCAGGTTTTGCCGCTAACACTAATGGTGATGCTGCTAACATGGAATATGCTTTCGGTGTTCAGAAAGTTGGTGCTATCAATAACCGCTATACCGTTTATAAGAATCCATATATGACTGAAAACGTTATTTTAATGGGATTCCGTGGTAAGCAGTTCCTTGAGTCTGGTGCCGTATTCGCTCCATATATTCCGTTGATCATGACTCCTCTTGTGTACGATCCAAATACCTTCACTCCACGTAAAGGTTTGATGACTCGTTACGCTAAGAAGATGTTACGTCCTGAATTCTATGGTAAGATTTATGTTAGTGGTTTAACTAGCCTCTAATAGTAGTCTAGCATAAAGAAAAAGTAAGCCGAGCCCTAAAAAGCTCGGCTTCTTTTTTTTAAAATAAATTTGGATATCTAATTTAAATTATGTATATTTATCAATAAAGATTATGTCATACAATAACGAAGAAATAGCAAAAGAGAAAAGAAAACCTAAGGGTGATATAAAATTTAAACTTTCTCTTAATGAAGAACAAAAAGAAGCTAAACAGACTATTTTAAATAATCCTGTTACTTTAATAAAAGGAATGGCTGGTAGTGGTAAAACATTATTAGCATGTCAAATAGCTTTAGATTTAGTTTTTAAACGAGAAATGGAAAAAATTGTCATTACTCGTCCAACTGTTTCTAAAGAAGAAATTGGCTTTCTACCAGGCGATTTAAAAGAAAAAATGGATCCTTGGTTAGCTCCTATCTATTCTAACTTATATCTTTTATATGATAAGGATAAAATAGATAAAATGGTAATGGAAAATCAAATTGAAATTGTACCGTTCGCATTTATGAGAGGTAGAACTTTTCCAAATAGTTTTGTTATTGTAGATGAATGTCAAAATATTACTCACCAACAAACTGAAATGATGTTAGGTCGTTTAGGTAAAGGTGGCAAAATGGTATTTTGTGGTGATTTATCTCAAGTAGACTTAAAAAGTAAAAAAGATTCTGGTATAAGTTTTTTCGCTAGATTAGAAGAAAGAATCAAAGGTGTAAGAATTATCACACTTAAGAAAAATCACCGCCATGAGATTGTTGAAGAAATATTAAAAACTTACGAGGACTTTAGAGACTTATAGTCAATACTACTCTTTTCCTGTATTTTTTAATATTTATAAACAACAACTCTACTATACATGGCAGCAGGAAAATATTCATTTGTTATAGAACAAGGAGCTACAATTAATTTTGAAGTTCAATATAAAGATTCAAATAATACTCCCGTAGACTTAACAGGATACTCAGGAAGAATGCAGTTTAGGAGTACATATGCTGATCTACCTAACTCAACAATTTATTTAACTTTAAGTAGTTCATTGAATCCTGATGGAACTGGTTTAAATTTTAATGGACTAAATGGTACAACTCCAACAACTTCCGGTTCAATAGGAATCTATATAGCTTCTTGTACAAGCTCAGCATTAACATTTAATACCGCTTATTATGATTTAGAAATATATTCTGGATCAAATTGTCCTTATACTGTACGTTTATTAGAAGGTCAAGTTAAATTAAGTCAAGAGGTAACTAGATTCTAATGTATACAATTATTGTAAATACACCTGGTCCTCAAGGGTCCCAAGGTCCTCAAGGTCCATCTGGTTCACAAGGCCAATCAGCTGATACTGGATCTCTTGTTACAACTTCCTCATTTAATTCTTTTACTAGTTCATATTATGTTGATAGTGCTTCTTTTAATAGCAGAATAAATAATATAACTTTTGATACTTCTTCATTAGCAACTACTGGATCTAATACATTTATAGGTAACCAAACTATAACAGGATCAGTTGATATAACTGGTTCTTTAACAGTTAATGATATAAATGTAGGCCAAAATAGTATAAATTTTATAAATAATACTAATACTATTTTAACAACATTAAGTGTTGATAATAATGGAAATTTATTATTAAGTACAGGTTCTATTATATTATCTCAAGGAGCTTCTTTAACAGGATCTATTTTTGGAACTGCAAGCTGGGCTAATAACTTTAATGAAACAGATCCAATATTTGTTTCTAAATCAGGTTCTTTTATAACAACTTCTTCTTTTAATAATTTTACATCTTCTTATAACACAGGATCTTTTACAGGTTCCTTTATAGGATCTTTACAAGGAACAGCCAGTTGGGCTGGAGTCGCCATAACCTCATCTCATGCTCTTTCTATTCCAAATAATTTAAATTTAAGTGCTTCAAATTTATTTGTAACAAATAATATAGAAGCAGCTTCAATAACAGCTCAATCTGCTTCATTTGGGTATGTAGAGTCAATCACTGGTTCAGCAGTTTATATAGGTCAAGAATTTATTATTCTAAACACCCAACCTCCAGCTGCTAGATATGCTGGTTTAATAATAATTGACTCAGGATCAGCTAATCATACATCTTCTTTATTATGGGATTCATCTACTAATCATTTTATTTATCAAAATGCTAGTGGATCTTCTTACTCAGGAGGAGGATTTATATCTGGACCTAGAAATACAGGTTCTTTAGAAGATATAACTTACCCAACATTAAATAAAATAGTTAGAGGACAAGGCGGAGATCATATATATGATTCAAATATAACAGATAATGATACTAAAGTCTCTATTAGTATTAATACTGATATTACTGGTTCTTTAATAGTAACAAGTGGTATAACTGGTAGTTTATTTGGAACAAGCAGTTGGGCAATAAATGCTTTAACAGCATCTTATATCGATGGGGGTTTTTACTAAAATATTTATAACAAATTATGGGTTTAAGAATATCAAATAGAAATTTAAGTTTAGGTAAGATCAAAACTGTAACTACTCCTCCTGCTCCAGTAGTTGATTTTATTGGAAGTCCATTAGTAGTTAATATAGGTGAAACAGCTAGTTTCACAGATTTATCTACTAATAATCCAACAGCTTGGTATTGGTCTATACCAGGTGCTACTCCCACAACAAGTAGTCTTCAAAATCCAACTTTCCAATTTAATTCTTTAGGATCACAAAGTGTAACATTAAGTGCTACAAATTTAGGAGGTACAATTTCATTAACTAAAACTAATTATATATTAGTAAATTTTCCATATTTACTTGATTTATATCCAAATGCTGAAGTAGCTTACTCTGTTAGAAAACTTAGAAGCGGATACACAGGTAATTGCTTAAGAGTTAGAAGAAGCTCAGATAATACATTTCAAGATATAGGATTTGTTAATAATGTCTTAGACACAGCCTCATTACTTACATTTGCAGGTGTTGGAGACGCTTTTGTAGATAGATGGTATGACCAGTCTTTAAATGGTAGGAATTTAACTGAAGGTAGTAACTTCAACCAACCAAGAATTGTAAATGCTGGTGTGTTAGCAACCTCTAGTGGAAAACCAGCTATAAATTACTATGGTGGTGATAGATGCTCCTTGTCTTTTCCAGATCCTGTGACTTTCTTAAATAATAAACAATATGTTTATGCCTTTACTGTTGCTCAAATATTAGATGTAACAGCTACTAGACATACTATTTTAAATATAACAACTCCAACAGATACTCTTTCTAGATTCTTTATAGCAGCTGATAGCGCAGGAGCTAATACTTTATTTGTTGGAGGTCGAAGATTAAACGCAGATACATTACAATCTTCCTCAGCGGGCACACATGGTAATGTAGCAAATGTAATAACAGGTATAGCTGATTATGCTACAGCTAATGCTTATCTTTATAAAAACGGAACATTAGTTGGATCAAAATCTCCATTCCAAACAGTTGGTTCTATAGAAAATACTAACTCAGCTTTATTTTATAATAGAGCAGGTCAAGGAAGAGGAGATACATCTGGAAATATAAGTAGTGGATTTTTATCTGAACTTGTAATATATACCACAGATCAATCAGCTAATAGAGCTGGAATAGAAACAAGAATAAATAACTTCTTTAATGCTTATTAATGGCTGATAAAATACTACATAAACGAAGCAATACAGTTGGATCAATACCAACAACATCTTCCTTAAATTTAGGAGAAATAGCTATTAATACAAATGATGGTAAAATCTTTATCCATAAATCTAGCTCAGCTGGAGAAAGTATACAATCTGCTCTTATAACAGATAGTACAAATACAGGATCACTTACTTTATTAGGTTCTTTAATTTTATCAGGAAGTTTAGATATTAATAGTGGCAGTTCTTTAGATATCTCAGCTAATTTCATAGATTTTGATTTTGATTTATTTGCTCTTTCAGGTTCTTTAGAAGTTACAGGTAGTGTTGCTGTAACACAAGGAATTACTGGTTCTTTGTTTGGAACAGCAAGTTGGGCTCAAAGTTCTTCTCAAGCATTAACTGCTTCATTTATAAATCCACTTAGGCAAAATGTATTAGTAACAGGATCTACTTTTATAACAGGATCATTTAATTTAAATAATAATTCAAATAATAGTTTTGTATTAACTGGTTCAAGAACAACAACAGGTAGTGGTGAAACATTTAGCTCTATCAGTCCTACAATTACACTCCGTAATACAGCTAATGATTCTATATCTGTTATGAATTTTGCTCCAACAATAACAGCTACAGCTAATGCTCAAACTGCTATTGGTTTAAATATAAATGCTACTATTAATACTTTTGGATCTAGTACTAACTTAACAAGAGCTTGGCCTTTATTAGTTAATGGTATGGGTATTAGAGGTGGAGAATTTGGCAATGTTATTATAGGTAATAACTACCAAGCTGGTAGTGCTTTATATAGTAGAATTAATATTGGATTTAATACAGGTAACTCAGCTGGAGTCTTGATAGGCCATGAAGCAGGAGCCAGTGTTAGTTCTGGAAACAGTAATATCTTTATAGGATATCGATCAATGTTCTCAGCCGCTACTAATATTCAAAATACTATATCTATTGGAGAACAAGCTGCTAGAAGCATAACAGGAAATAATAATGTTGTTTTAGGGCATACTGCTCTTTGGTATCAAGGTAATGGATCAACTAATATAACTAATGCTTCTAATGGAGTTTATATCGGAACAGAAGTAAGAGGATTTGATAATTCTGATAGTAATAGTATTGTTATTGGTTATCAAACATCTGGCCAAGGAGCTAATACTGTTGTTATAGGTAATAATAGTATAGTTAGAACTGTATTAAAAGGAAATATAGGAGTAGGTTTTACACCTACATCAGATGTTGCTCAAGTATCAGCTTCAATTCATATAACTGGTTCTTCAACAGCAAGATTATTAGAAATAGATTCTCCAACTACAAATAATATTTTGTTTATAACAGGATCTGGTAGAGTAGGTATAGGGACAGGAACTCCAACATCAACATTAGACATAAGTGGCTCAGCTACTATTTCTAATTTATTAACATTAACACCTCAAGATCCTTTACCTAGTTCTCCTCCTACAGGAGCATTAGCTGTGTCTTCTAGTATACCTCCAAAAATATATTTCTATGATGGTACAACTTGGAATGCATTATATTAATATTTATAAAAAATAAATAATGCAGAATAATACTGTTAGAAGCGAAATAACATACAACAATGTAACAGTAGTAACAACTGATAACCAAATCAATGTTACTCAACCTGTTACAAATGTTGTAGAAGTTATTTCTGTTGGCCCTCAAGGCCCATCAGGTTATTCTGGTCCTTTTATAGATGTAGGTAATAATACTTATGCTACTATATATGATATAGAGATAACAGGATCATTATCAGCAGGTCCAACAATAATTTCAGGTTCATTAACAATAACAGAAGGATCTTTATTATTTGGAACAGCAAGTTGGGCTATAAATTCTTTAACAGCATCTTATGTTAATCCACTACATCAAATAGTTTTTATAACAGGTGGATTAAACATTTTAAATCAAACTGCTGAAACTTCTTTATCAATAACATCAGGATCTACACCTGTTTTAACAGTAACAGGATCTGGAGTAACAGTATTTGGACCTTTAAATTATACACCCCCTGCAACCGAAGGAGGTATATATTTTAATGGAACTGATTTCTTTTTAGGATTTTAACATATTTATAATTAAACATAAAACTAAAATAACATATAATGGCAACTTGGAAAAAAGTCATAGTCTCAGGTAGTGATGCTGTATTAAATCAACTTACAGTAAGTACTAACCAAATAATAAGCCAAAACGGTACTAAATTAACCGGCTCATTTACCGGCTCATTTACAGGTGATGGTAGTAATTTAACTGGAATACAAGCTACAAGTATTAATGCTGATACTATAACTGATATAGGTAATCAAGGTGATTTTTTATATGTATCTCAATCCAATGGTATAAGGAAAATTACTTATGAGAATTTCTTAACAGATTTAACAAATGGTGCTAGCTCAAACTTAGAAGTAGACTCAGCAGATGGTATTAAGTTAAAACCTCAAATATCTGTTGCTGGAGTAACTGCTTCATTTACTGGCTCATTTAAAGGTGATGGTAGTGGATTAACAGGAGTTGTAGCCTCTAGTGCTAATTCTTTAACCAATGGATCAGGAATTGACACTCTTTCTTATAACGGATCCACAGCCACAACAATAAGAATTAAAACAGGCTCAGTATTTGCTGATAATGTTATTTTAAAATGGGACACAGCAGCATCAGCATTTGAATCATCATCACTATCAGATGTGAATGGAGTTGTATCTGGACAATCCTCTATTCAATTAACTGGAAATAATTCTATTTTAACAGGTTCATTTACTGGATCATTTAAAGGTGATGGTAGTGGTTTAACAGGTGTAGGTGTTACTGTTACTGCTAATACAGCAGGTAATGTTTTATTTGCTACAGGAGAAAACTCAGTTTTATCTGGTAGTGCTAAGTTAAGCTATGATCAAGGTAATGAACGTTTAACAATAACTAAAGAAATAAGATTTAGTGCCTCAATTGCTAATCAAACCGCTACTTTTTCTTCACTTGCTAATATAATAACAGCTAGTATATTTGCTGGAGCTGGTTCTTCACCAAATACTGTTTTATTAGGTAATCCTACTTCTACAACATTTATTGGAAATGATTTAATAATTAATGGTGATTTAATAGCTAATGGTTCTAGCTCGTTCATCAACACCCAAAACTTATTAGTATCTGATAGATTTATTACTCTTGCTTCTTCATCCACTAGTAATACAGATGGTGGTATTATAATCCAAAATTCTCTTTCTCCAGCAGGTACAGGATCAGGATTTGCTTTTTACCTTGAAACAGCAACAGCCGCTCCAAGATGGTCTGTAACTTCTTCTCTTAATTTAAACGCTACTAGTGGAACACCTGATGAATATATGGTAACAGCTAAGATAGCAGCAGGTAATCCATCAGGTAATCCAACCTGGGGAGGAACAGACGGTGCTGGTAACATGTATATAAACACTGCTGATGATAGTATTTGGATTTATTCATAAAAAATTATTACATTAATTAAGTTATGGGACTAATAGATAAAATAGTAAGAAACGATCAATCTAAAGATCAAAATCAATTAAATATTCAAGAACTTCAACTTGTTCTCTCTTTATTAAGACAATCGTCTGTAAGGGGAGATCAAGTTGAAGCTTTTTACAATTTAGTTATAAAATTACAAAATCAATTCTTTGCTCTAACACCAGAGCAAAAATAAAAATTATAAGTTATGGATTTATTCTCAGTAGATTTCACTTTAGGTGAATTAGCTTTACTTCGTCAATCATTAGATGTTATTACTATTACAGGTAAAGATGCTAAATTTGTTGCTTCATTACAAACAAAATTAGAGATGGAAGCACAAGCTATTCAAAATATGCTTCAACAAGCAGAAGCAGAAAAACAATTAGCTTTAGCTAAAGTATTAGAAGCCGATAAAAAGAAAGCATCTAAACCACAATAATTACATATTTATAATAAATTATTGGCCCGTAAGGGAAGTGGACTGAACACTTTTTCAGTAACCAACCGTAATTAGAATTTGTAATGCCAAATTGGAAAAAAGTCATAGTATCAGGGTCGGATGCTACCCTAAACTCATTATTAGTAACAAATGCTGTAACAGCGTCAATTTTTTCAGGATCACAATTTACAGGAAGTTTTTATGGAACTGCAAGTTGGTCTCAAAACACTATAACTGCTAGTGTAGTTAGTTTGCAAAATGTTTTAAATTATGATAGAGCATTAACTAACCATAATAATTTTCAAGGATCACAATCAGGTGTAGGTATATCCTCAGGAAATAATATTAATGCTTTTGGTCAACAAGCAGCTTACTCAGCATCAGGAAACCATATTAATGCTTTTGGTTTCCAAGCTGCTAGTGGAAGTACAGGTAATGATGTTATAGCTATTGGTAGACAAGCAGCTTTTGGAAACACTCAACAAGCTAATATAGCTATAGGAATACAATCCGCACAATACAACTCAGGAATTGGTGTAATAGCTATAGGGGTAAATGCATTAAGCCCTTTATCAACTGTAGGAAATTCAAAAAACTTTGCAATAGCTATAGGATATTTAGCTGCTGGTAATACTAATACTATAAATAATATAGTTGCTATAGGAATACAAGCTGGTCAAAGTAATTTTGGAAACGGTACCAATTGGAATGTTATAGGATATCAAGCAGCATACCAAAGTTCTGGTAGTTATATTAATGCTATAGGTCAATTTGCTGGTGCTAATAATTCTGGTGATTGTCAAGATTGGAATGTTTTAGGAGCTGATGCTGGTAGATATTCTATAGGTAGTAATATTAATGCTTTTGGTAGAGAAGCATTTTATCAAAGTGAAAACCCATTTGGTGATAATACAAGAGTAGTTAATGCTTTTGGATTCAGAGCAGCTAAACAAAGCCAAGGATCAGGCATAAACGCTATGGGATTTGCTGCGTCTCAATTAAACACAGGTAGCCATGTTAATGCTTTTGGTTTTGGAGCAGCATACAATAATAAGAAAAATTTTGTTAATGCTATAGGATACCAATCCGCATACCAAAACTCAGGCAGTGATATTAATGCTTTAGGAAATCAAGCAGCTTATTTAAATACAGGCAGTTACGTTGATGCTATAGGTAGCCAAGCAGGAAAAAATAACTCAGGAGATAATGTTATAGCTATAGGACGTGATGCCGCTTATCCTAATGCTGGATCTCAACTGGTTGCTATAGGTAGACAAGCAGCATATAATAATACAGGAAACAATGTTACAGCTTTAGGATACAGTGTAGCTTACCAAAACAGTGGAAATAATATTAATATTATAGGTAACAGTGCCGCTTACCAAAATACTGGGGATAATGTTAGTGCTATAGGTAATAGCGCAGCAGTATACAACTCAGGATCAAATGTTGTAGCTATAGGAGAGAACGCAGCTCAATACAACTCAGGATCAAATGTTATAGCATTAGGTGCTAACTCAGCTCAAAATAATCCTAGATCAAATTCATTTATAATTAGTAACAGTGTTCTTCCAACATATTCAGATTATTCTACAGCATACGCTGACATATCAACTGATGGAATAGCTGGAAATACTTATTTATACCATGATCAGAGCACAAATTCAATTGGAGCAGTAAGATTATAAGATGGCTGGATATAGTAAAAGTGTAATATCTAAAATAGTAGCAAACAATGCTATTAGCGCTTCTTATGCTTTATCATCCTCTTATGCTCAAAATGCTTCTAATGGTAAAGGAACTTTTAGTGGTTCATTCACAGGCTCATTTACAGGTAATTTATTAGGCACAGCTAGTCAAGCTTTAACAGCTTCATATGTTCCTTTACTAGCAGGACCTAATATTACTATTAACTACCAATCAAATGGTATAGCTATTACCGGATCATCAGCCGGAGTTGGAACCCCAGGTGGCTCAAACACCCAAATCCAATTTAACTCAGCCTCAGTATTTAGTGGTTCATCAAATTTAGCTTTTGATTATACTAATAATAATCTATTATTAACTGGATCTTTTACATTAAATCAAACATTAACTTATTTTTCCTCTGTTACATCTTCTGTGTCTGGTGATAATAATTTATTTATACTAAACACAGGTTCTTATACCTCAGCTTTTGGAAAATATACTTTATATAGTAGTTCAAATGCCAGAGCAGGAGAATTTACAACAACATGGAATGGAGGAACAGTTAGATATTTTGATAATTCAACTACAGATATAGGAGATACTTCAACTATAATATTTTACTCAAGTATATCCTCAGGACAAATATATATAATATTTAGTGGAGGAACAGGTTGGACAGTTAAAATGTTAACAACCTTTATTTAAACAATATTTATAACATATGGCAATATTTTACGCAAATAGTGGTAGTTTTGATGTTTTAAATGTTACAGGTAGTTTATATGTATCTGGTACATTTACTGCAACTCAAGGTTTATATATAGATAATTTAATTACAGTAGGATTACCAAGTAGTAGTACTCAATTCAATTCAATTAAAGCCGCGGTAGATAGTATTATAGATGCTACTGCTTTTAATACATATACAGTTGAGGTAGCACCAGGTGTTTATATTGAAGATACAATTACTGTACCTTCTTATGTAGCAGTTAGAGGAGATAGTTCTATATCAACAATAGTATCCGCCTCAAATCCTAATAATGGAGTATTCATATTAAGTGATCAATCAATGATCATTGATATGCAAATACAAGGTTCAACAGGTACAGGAGCAACAGCTGTATTATATTCATCAGCGACTACACCTCAACTTAACGCTATTTCTTATGTTGAAAATGTAAGATTTGGTTCAAATTATACCAATGCTAAAGTATTAGGTGTACCTGGTGGTAATTGTATTATGCAATGCTCAAATGTAAAATACGGTGGCGCTACAGAAAATAATAAATCTTTTGATATTGGATTCCAAGTAACAGGGTCAGGAGGCGGTATTGGTAGAATGCAGTTACGAAATGTAACTTCTACTAATGGTGGTATTACAGGATCAGCAGATCAAATATTTGCTTTAGCAGATGCTCCAGGTTGTACATTTATTGTAAATGGTTGTTTGTTAACTAAAGCAGTTGGTTCTACTTTAGGTACTGGATTTAAAGTTTATAATGGAGGTCAATTACGATTAACAGGTGTTAATTTTCAAAGATGGGCCAAAGGTATTTGGGCACCACAAACAGGATCAGCTCCTTCCATTGATGCAATCGCTCTTAACTTTGAAAATTGTACTTTAGATGTAGCAATTGAACATTCTGGATCAACTGGTAAGATTCAAGGAACAGATACTTTTCTAAAAACACAAATTAATTTAAGTGCTTCCTTATATGAAGTAGGACAAGATCCACGAATTATTACAGTTGGTACAAAAGGCGCAGACTTTACTTCTATTAGTGCTTCTGTAGCATATATTACAGATTCAGCAGCGAATAACAGATATGTTATTCAAGTTGGACCAGGTCAATTTATAGAAAAAGAAATTAATTTAGTAGGTAAACCATATGTAAGTATTGTTGGTAGTAGTATTCAAACTACTCAAATCTTCCCAAGCTCATCAAATCAGCATTTGATTAAAATGGGAGTAAATAATGAAGTGTCATTTTTATCATTAACAAATGCTCCAACCGGATACTCAGCTTTATATGTTGATGATGTTGGTGATTTTGCTCAAGCACATAAATTATCTTTTTATGATTGTGATACTTGTATTACAGTTATATCAAGAACTCAAGACACTAAATTTTATGGTGAGTATATAGACTTTAATGGTATTTATAGAACAGGTAGTTTTGTTAGTTCATCTAATGGTTTTCAATCACTTGCAAGTTTAGAAAACTATTATCAATTCCCAGTTAGCGCCCCAGGTCTAATAGGAAATTATGGTACTGGAAATGTAGCAGAAATTGATATTTATACTGCTGGATTAATAGGAGAAGGCGATACTAACTCAGTCGCTATACGATTAGAAAATGGAGCAGATCTGCAAGGTACTGCTATGGACATACCAGCTTGGGGATACGCAGTATATATTCCAGCTGCTAGCTCTGCTAGCTTTAATATTGTTGGTACTATGATTCATGATTCAGTGAATCTAGATTTTAATATATTACATCCAAGTGCATCTTGTAGATTCCAAGGTACAGCAGATCATACTAAAATCACTAATGCTAGCCCTAATTTTTATTGGACATTCTTAGATGAAACTGATGGTGAACTTGATATAACAAGAAACTTAGCTGTAACATTTGCAGATGGAACTCACACTGATGCCTCAACCTTAATCTTCCGTGGTAGTCCAATGGGAGTTATGCAAGGAGGTGTAATAACAACTTCATCAGCTAACCCAAATGCTTTAGAAATTGATATAACTGGAGGATTTGGATATTTAGAAACTGCAACACAAGGAGTTTATAAGAGAGTAGATTTTAATGAGTTTCCTGGTTTTACTGATTTAACTGATGACTCAGAAAATTATATTTCTGTGGATAAAGATGGTAACATAAAATCAAATTCAACTGAACCAGATAATATCACTGAAATAATATTAGGTAGAATATACGCAGCTGGTGGAAGAGTTCAATTTGTAGATCAAAGTCCACGTAATGCTTCACACACAACAAACTTATTATCTACTTTTAATAGAACCGCATTAGGACCTGTATTTACTCAAGGAAGTACAGTTACTGCTAATGGAGGAAATAAATTAGATGTATCAAGTGATGGTATTTACTTTTTTGGTGAAAATCAATTTAATCCTACTGGTGGAACAACAATAACTTTTGACAGATATTATAGAGATACAGGTCAATCAGATAGTTGGGCTAGACAAGCTACAGATACTGTTCCGATTAATCAATGGGATTCTGGTTCTAATGCTTTAGTTGCTTTGTCAGCTTCTTATTATACTAAACATACTTTATATTTAATTGGTGATGGAGCAGAAGAAAAATATTTTTTAGTAACAGGACAACAGCAATTTTCATCATTAGTTTCAGCAGAAAGCTCGGATTTAGCAACTCCACCAAACTTTTTTGTAGATGGTGTAGTGCCATTAGCAGCAGTTTATGTTCAGTCAGGATCAGGAATAACACAAATAGAAGATATAAGACCAATTATTGGTTTTAGAGCAGGTGGAGTGAACGCAGCCTCATTCCATGGTAATTTGCTAGGATTAGCTAACGATGATCACTTACAATATCTTTTAGTTAATGGTACTCGAGCTATGAGTGGTCCATTAACTGCTTCTATTGTTAGTGCTTCATCAGGATTCATAGGTAATTTAACAGGAACCGCATCTACCGCTTCTTTTGTAACATCATCTAATGTGTACGGACCACATGGTGGAAACTCAGTATTATCATCATCATTTGCAGTATCTGCTTCTTGGGCTCCAGGTGGTAGCGGAGCAATAATTAATAACAATACTGACAATTATGTAGTCACAGCTACAGGTACTGCTAATACATTAAATGGTGAAGTTAATTTACAATTTAATGGCTCAACATTAACTATAGTTGGTAATGTGACTGCGTCTTCATTTACTGGTTCTTTACAGGGAACTGCATCTTATGTAACCGGTTCAGTATTTGGATCAGGAAATCCTGCATTATCAGCATCATATGCTTTATCAGCCTCATATGTAACAGGATCAATATTTACATCAACAAATCCAGCATTATCAGCATCATATGCTTTATCAGCTTCATACGCTCCTGGTAGTGGTGTAACTATTAACAATAATACTAACAATAACTTATTAACTGCTACTGGCAACGCTAATGAAGTAAATGGTGAAGCCAATTTAACATTTGATGGCACTCTATTATCTTTAACTGGTAGGGCTAACATATCAACATCTGTAACTGCGTCTTCATTTACTGGATCATTTGTTGGAAATGGCTCAGGATTAACAGGAGTATCAGCAACCGCAGCTCCTGCTGGTCCACCTAACGCTATACAATTTAATGATGCGGGAACAGTATCCGGATCAGGTAATTTTACATTTAACAAAACAACAAATAGTGTAGATATAACAGGAAGTTTATCTGGTTCTTTCTTAACAAGAGGTTTAAGATTTGGAGAAGTAACAGATACACCTGGTACCACACAAAATGATTACTCGCCAACTGGATGGAATGATGGTGATCCTAATATGGCTACTACTATTAATATTAGTGGTAGCACAGACATAAAAATAACTGGTCTAGCTGGAGGAACAGCAGGAAGAGTAGCTGTATTAAAAAATACATCTGTTTCCTTTTTAGTTCTTCTAGAAGACGACTCAGCATCTTCTACAGCAGCAAATAGATTTGACTTTAGAAATCCAATTTTCTTGTTACCTAATGCTAGTATAACTTTAGTCTATGATAATCATAGTCAAAGATGGGAACCTATAGCGGCATCAGGTGGTATAGGTTATGGAGCTTTCTTTAATCAACAAGAAGAATTTTTAGGTTCAATTGGTCAGTGGGGATCAGCAGTCAATGGAACCGGTGCTTCTGTTCAGATTAGTACCTACTTACAAAATACTACTGAAAAACCATTAGGTATGTGGCAAGCTGATACTGGTACAACAAATGCTGGTAGAGCACATATTGGATCACCTCAAGCAACATCAGTATTTCCTACTTTAGGTCAAGGAATTTGTTTAGCTCGTTTAGCAGTTGAGGCATTATCCAGCGTCACTGACAGGTACCAAATTTTCTTTGGATGGCATGATGCTGTAGGTGCTACAAACGTAACTGATGGTGTATATTGGTTATATGATGATGCTGCCTCAATCGCTTGGCAAGGGGCAACAGCTAATAACTCTGTTAGAACAACAACCGGAGCAGCTGGGCCAACAGTAGATGTTAACTATATTTGGTTAGGAATTTATGTTAATAGTAGTTGGACTAGAGCTACATATTTTTATTCAAATGATAGTATAACATGGACTATTGCTGGTTCACAAACTACCAACTTACCTACATTAGCTAGAAACACAGGATTTGGAGTAACAATTAATAAAACAATTGGAACTACTGTAAGAAACGTTTCTATAGATTTTCTAGCTAATAGATATGATATTACTAGAGGATAATATTTAATATTTTTTATTCGTATTTATAGTAAACATCATACTATGAAACACATATTATGGCTTATTTTGTTAATAGGCTTTGAAGTAAAAGCACAATTGCCTGGTCCAGTAATTGGCACAGCTGTAGCTATACCAGCAGGATCTTTTAATTGTACCCAATCAACATTCCCAGCACCAGTTGGTGTTTCCAATGAAGGTGATCCTGTCACAATGTGTTTTAATTATTATAATGTAGGTCCAATAAATTTAAGTTATTTATTAGTAAATGGACTATGTGGACCATTTCCACTTTATAATTCCTTAAGTTTTCAAATATTTGATTCAACAGGTACACAGTTTATAACATCTGGTACAATTGTTCCTATAGCAAATAATATTACTATTACAAGTCTAACACCTAGTACCTATTATACTATATGTTATACTTGGGTTCCTAATTGCCCACAGTTTTCAGGATGTCCTTTAATTTATACATCTGCTTTACCAATTGAATTACTTTATTTTAATGGAGAAATAAAGGATAATAATGTTATTTTAAAATGGGCCACAGCTACTGAAACTAATGTTGATAAATTTATAATTGAAAAAACTTATGATGCTATTACTTTTACAACTGTAACTGAAATTAAAGTTGAAGGTAATTCTACAAATACAAACTTTTATGAGACTATAGACTATAATGAAACTAATGAATTAGTTTACTATAAACTTGTAGAAGTAACAATTGAAGGACAAAGAATAGATCAAAGTATAATAGTTGTAAATAGAAAAAATCAAAACATCCCAACTCAAATTTTTGATATAACAGGAAAAGAATTAAATGATTATAAATCTGGTTTTAATATAGTAAGACAAGGAGAAAAATATTACAAAATTATAAAGCTATGAAATCTATAATTATAAGAGTTATACTCTTATTTTTAATAGTTATATTTCCAATAGTTTTAAAAGCACAATTATACGGACCATCACTTAAATTTGGTACAGGATACACACTTTTACCAAGAGGTGAAAATAACTACCCGGATTACACTTTTTTAGGACCAGGTAACTTGTATGGTGGAGTTAGTAAGTATAGAACACTAGCATTAGAGTACACATACTATCATGATTATGACTCATATTATAGTGGTTTTCATTATGGATTTACTACTGGTATTTGGTTAGAAAATTCTAAAAACGGTGTTTTAAATATTAATACATTTGAAAAAAAGTATGAAGAAATAATCTCTATTGGAATACCTTTATTACTTGCTAATAAACGTTTTGCCTGGCAAAATCACGCTAGATTTGGTATAATACCTTTTATGGACGTTAAGCAAAAAGCAAGTGAAGATTTTCCTTGGAATGCCCGACCATACCATTTAGACTTATATTTTAGTTTTGGGTTTGATAATATAATAAAAAGAACTAGAACAGATGGATGGTCTTGGAGTATTGAAGTAGATAGTCGATATAACATATTAAACCACTCATATAAAGGTGATTTAGATAACCAAGTTAAATTATGGAAGATGGGAGTCAAGGTAGGAATATATTATCAGTTTGATTGGTATCATTATCGTGGTTGGGATAATAATTACTAATTTTATCATATTTATAATAAACTAATATACCATGAACATTCCTATATATCCTGGTTCTTCTTCATTTTACCCTGGAATGACTCCATTTGGGTTTTATGACTATGATTATCAATTTCAAATAGATGCTGATAAAGTAGTTACATTTTGTGCTAGAAGATTAGGATATCCTATTATGGAGGTTGAACTCCAAGATATAAATTTCTATGCTGCTTTTGAAGAAGCAATTACAACTTATGGAAATGAATTATATGCTTTTCAAGTAAGAGATAATTTATTAAGCGTAATAGGAGCTCCTACAGCTTCAAATATGAATCATGCTATTGTAACTCCATCTTTTACTGGAATCATTAGATTAACTGAACAATATGGAGAAGAAGCAGGTGTAGGAGGAAATGTAAATTGGTATAGTGGTTCATTTACTACCACAGCTGGAGTTCAAGATTATGATTTTAATTTGTGGGCTATAGAGAATAATGTAACTGGTGGGATGGAAATTAAAAGAGTATTTTGGGAACCACCACCTGCTGTCAACCAAGTTTACAACTTAAGTATATTCTCAGGCCTAGGAGGTGTACCCGCGGTTGGTGCTTATGGTCTATTTGGATCAACAGGATTCTTAATGTACCCTACAAGTTTATTACTTCAATCTGCTCAAGCAGTTGAAATGCAAAACCAAATTTCTCTAGCAGGATATTCATTTGAATTAATAAATAACAAATTAAGAATATTTCCAATTCCTCCTCATGATGGAGGACATATTTGGTTTCAATATATTTCTTTAGAAGAAAGAGCAAATAGTATAATTGATAATTCATCACAAGCCCAAGGGTCAGTGACAAATCCTTCAAATGTTAATTTTACTAATCCTGTTTACTCTCAAATAAACTCAATTGGTCGCCAGTGGATATTTGAATATGTTTTAGCTATATGTAAAGAAATGTTAGGGTATGTTCGTGGAAAATATCAAGCTACAATTCCTATTCCTAACAGAGAAATATCTTTAAATTCAAATGACTTAATCACAGCAGCCACAGCTGAAAAACAAGCATTACTTGAAAGATTAAGAGGATATTTAGATGAAACTTCTCGTCAAGCTTTATTAGCTAGAAAACAAGCAGAAGGTGATTCTACAATGAGTGAACTTGGAAAAGTACCAATGGTAATTTATATAGGATAAAATGGCATTATTCGGCTCTAGTCGTGACGTTTCATTTGTAAGAAGACTCAATAGAGAGTTGATGGGAAATATTATTTCTCAACAATGTGCTTTTTACAAATACAAATTAGTTGAAACTAAAATTAACATGTATGGAGAAGCATCTGGTGGAAAAATGTATGATGGTCCTACTTTATTAAATGCTTTAATAACAGTAGGTGATAATACAAGCCCAGTAAGTGATTTAGGAGTAGATTTTGATTGGCCTATGACTTTTGCCTTTTTAAGAGATGATTTAGTAGATTCTGGAGTTCATCCTGAAGTTGGAGATGTGATATTATATCAAGAAAGCTATTGGGAAGTCGACAATACTAACATTACTCAATTTTTTGCTGGTAAAGATCCTGATTATCCTTATAATCAAAATCCTTTAAACCCAGGATTAGAAAATTTTGGATATAATGTATCTGTAACTTGTACTTGTCATTATGTTCCTGCTGATAGAGTTAATATTATTAGAACTAGATTATTATGAGCGATCAAGGAAGAAAACCAATACCAAAAACTCAAAGAGAAATTCTTCTTTCTCAACAAGAGCCTTATAATCCCCCAGCAGGATCTCCAGGATTTTCTTCAACAGGAAATCCTAATTTAGCAGTTAACCCTAATAGAGCTGAACAGATTTCTTTTAGAGGAGATACTACAAAGCCTTTTTCTATTGGTATTCAAGATATAGATGAAGCAGTTTTTTATTATTTTACAAATGTAATTAAACCATATGTGATTCAAAATGGTACAAGAATAGAAGTTCCTGTGATATACGGTTCTCCTGAAAAGTGGGCTTCATTTCAAAAATTTGGATATTTTAGAGATTCTCAAGGTAGGGTAATGATGCCTATTATAATGTTTAAAAGAAACAACATTGAAAAAGTAAGAACAGTAGCAAATAAATTAGACGCTAATAATCCTCATAACATTTCTGTTCAAAGAAAAAAATACTCATCTAGAGATTCATATAGTAACTTTAATATTTTAAATAATGTTACTCCTGAACCTATTAATTATGCTGTTGTAGTTCCTGATTATCTTACTTTAACTTATAGTTGTGCTGTTAATACTTACTATATGGATCAATTAAATAAAATTGTTGAAGCAATTGAATACGCATCAGATTCATATTGGGGTGATCCTCAGCGTTTTCAGTTTAGAGCGATGATTGATTCGTTTGCTATAAAAACCGAATTATCAGATAATGGTGAAAGAATTGTAAATAGTTCTTTTGATATAAAATTAAGAGGATATATTATTCCTGATGTGCCTCAAAAGGATTTAACTGCTTTGAAAAAACTACCAACAAAGACTTCTATTAAAATAAATGAACAACTTGAATAATATATTTATAATAAAAAATTAAATTTATGGAAACAAAAGTTTTAACACAAGAAGAAGTTCAAAATTTAAAAGATGTAAGAGAAAGAAGAATCCAAATCACAGAAAATTTTGGAGTTTTAGAGTCAAGAATACAAGAATTTCAATTACAAAAAGAAATTCTTAAACAAGAATTAAAAAATCTAATTGAACAAGAAACTCAATTAGGTGGAGCTTTACAACAAAAATATGGTAATGGATCTATTGATCTAGAAAAAGGAGAATTCATTTCTAATTAATATTTTTGATAGGTTTCACCATATTTATAACAAAAATCAATTAAAATAACTAAATAAACATGGCAGAAACTTTAATATCACCTGGTGTTTTAGCAAGAGAAAATGATTCATCTTTTGTAAGCAAAAGACCTGTTACTGTAGGAGCAGCGATAATTGGACCAACAGTTAAAGGTCCTGTTGAAATTCCAACAGTAGTTACTACATATAGTGAATATGTTAATAAATTTGGTACTACTCTTCAAAGCGGAAGCGCCGCAAATTTAAAAACATATTCTTATTTTACCTCAATAGCAGCGTATAATTATTTCCAAAATGGTGGAACGTCATTATTAGTAGCAAGAGTAGTATCAGGCTCATACACTCCAGCGACTAGCTCAGCTGTTAATAATAATGTAGCAGCCGCTTCAGGTACCCCAGCAACTGCTACTGTTATTTTTAACGCTAGTGATACTGGATCTTATCAAGGAATGGCTATAACAATAGGAAGTAATTCTTGGTATTTATCTGGATACCCAGCTAACTATTCTACATACTATAATAATACATTAGATTATGCTTATTTTAATACTAGCTCAGGAGCAACTTGGGTAGATAGTTTAGTTATAGCTATTAATAACTGGGCTGGCGGAAATGAATTATCTCAATATGTTGTTGCTAGTTCACCAGGCGCTGGACAATTAACTTTAACAGGCAATGCTGGAGATACAAGTATAAATGGAGCTAGTATATATTTTACAGATTATGTAGGTGAACAACTAACAAACCCAGGTAATTTTGTAATAACAGCTAGTGGCGCAACTGCTAATACTCCTTCTGAAGCATTTGTTTTAGAGACATTCTCTGAAGGTGTTATTATGAATAATACTGGAGCAACAACCACAAATAATGTATTAGTAAGTGGATCAGTAGATAATGTTAGATGGCAGATTCTTAACTCAAATACCTCATCCGGTACCTTTGATTTATTAATTAGAAGAGGTGATGATAATATTCTTCAACCTGTAGTATTAGAAACATGGACTAATTTAAGTTTAGATCCTAATACTTCTAATTATGTTTCTAGAGTATTAGGTGATATGGTTGAAGCTTATGACTCAGTTAATAATCAAGTAACATTTACTGGTACTTTCCCTAATAGATCCAATTATGTAAGAGTTAAACAAGTTAATTATACTACACCTAATTATCTTAACTCTAACGGTACATTATCAAATGCCTCTTATACATCATCAATTCCTATTAACGCTAGCGGAACATTTGGAGCAGCTTTAGGCACAGTAGCTGGTGGTGCTAATTTTTATAATGCTATTAATAGTACTAATACTCAAGGAGTACAAGGATCTGATTATAGTAACATGATCAATTTGTTAGCTAATCAAGATGATTATAGATTTAACATATTATTAACTCCTGGTTTATATGATGGTGATTATACTCAACAAGTATCTAGCATCATAAACAATACTCAAGATCGTGGTGATAATATTTATGTTCTTGATCTTGTAAAGTATGGCCAACAAATCACACAAGTTGTCCCAGCGGCTGCTAATCGTAATACATCATATGCTGCTTCATATTGGCCTTGGGTACAAATTATTGAACCTTCAACAGGTGAATTAGTTTGGGTTCCTGCTTCAACAGTAATAGCTGGAGTATATGCTTATAACGACTCAGTAGCAGAACCTTGGTTCGCACCAGCTGGTATTAACAGAGGTGGTTTATCTACAGTAGTAAGAGCTGAAAAGAAATTATCTCAAGCCAACCGCGATTCATTATACACTGGAAAAGTAAATCCAATAGCAACATTCCCTGGAACTGGAGTTGTAGTATATGGTCAGAAAACATTACAAACTAGAGCTTCAGCTCTTGATCGTGTAAATGTTCGTCGCTTGTTGATTGCTCTTAAATCATATATTTCTCAAATCGCTAATAACTTAGTGTTTGAACAAAACACAGCTGCTACAAGAAATCAATTCTTAGCTCAAGTTAATCCATATTTAACTAGTGTTCAACAGCGTCAAGGTTTATACGCGTTTAAAGTAATTATGAATGAGACTAACAATACACCTGATGTAATTGATAGAAATGAATTAATAGGTCAAATTTATCTTCAACCTACTAAGACTGCTGAATTCATTTACTTAGACTTCAACATTACTCCAACTGGTGCTTCTTTCCCAGCGTAATTCTTTAAAACACAGATATTTATAACAAACAAAAATATAAACTACAATGGCAGTATTAGATCCAAATGAAATATTTTTTACAGCGTTTGAACCAAAAGTAAAAAATCGCTTTATAATGTATGTTGATGGTATTCCTTCATATGTTATTAAGAAAATAGGAGCTGTGAGCGTGGAAATGGGCGAAATTAAATTAAACCATATTAACGTTTACCGTAAAATTAAAGGCAGAGCTCAATGGGCTGATTTAGAAATGACTTTATTTGACCCTATTACTCCTTCTGGTGCTCAAGCGGTAATGGAATGGGTACGTTTACATCATGAATCAGTTACAGGACGTGATGGTTACTCTGATTTCTATAAAAAAGATGTAACAATTAATATATTAGGTCCTGTAGGTGATATTGTATCTGAATGGATTATTAAAGGAGCATTTATTAAAACAGCTAATTTTGGTGATTATAGCTATGATGAAGATGCTGCAGCTCAAGAAATAACTGTTACATTAGGAATGGATTATTGTATATTGAATTTCTAGTTAGTAAAAATAAAAGTGAAGAAGCTCACCGATTTTGGTGAGCTTTTTTATTTCGGACATATTTATATCCGAATATAATAAGTTACATTTAAATAAAAGCTATGGACGCAATTAAAAATTTTCCAACAGAAGTTATTGAATTACCTTCAAAAGGTCTAGTATACTCAGAATCAAATCCTTTATCAAGCGGCAAAGTTGAAATGAAATATATGACCGCTAAAGAAGAAGATATTCTTACAAATCAATCATATATTCAAAAAGGTATTGTATTAGATAAATTATTACAAGCTTTAATTGTGTCTAAAATTGATTATAATGATTTAATTATAGGAGATAAAAATGCTATTATGGTGGCAGCTCGTGTATTAGGTTATGGTAAAGATTATAGTTTTGAATATAATGGCTCAGACTACACAGTCGATTTATCTAAAATAGATAATAAACCTTTTGAAATTCAAAATAAAGGAGTTAATGAATTTAATTATACTTTACCATCAACAAATACAAACATCACTTATAAAATCTTAACTCATGGTGATGAACAAAAGATACAAGCCGAAATTGATGGTCTTAAAAAAATAAATAAAAACGCTTCCCCAGATCTTTCAACACGATTAAAATATATGATCACATCAGTTGGGGGAGATCGAGATCCTAAAACAATACGAGAGTTTGTAGATAATTATCTATTAGCTCGAGATTCAAGAGAATTAAGAAAACATATTAGAGATACTCAACCCGATGTAGATCTAACTTTTTTTCCCGATGGGAGTGAAAACCGAATCGACATTCCTGTCGGAGTTAAGTTTTTTTGGCCTGACTTCTGAGACCGCGCCTCTATATAGAGTCAATCTATTCACCCTAATCCATGAAATAGTATTCCATGGAAAGGGTGGGTATGATTGGGAAACCATTTACAACATGCCTAGGTGGTTACGCCAGTTTACTTATAATAAAATAAACGATTACTATAAAAGAGAAGCAGAAGAATATGAAAATGCTAAAAGTAAAGGTGACAATAAATCAACACTAGTTGATCCATCAGGTAAAATAAATAAAGAAGCATTTAGAGAAGCTTCACCTAAATCTACATCTGGACCTCAATCATCTAAAGTAAAATATAAATAAAAATTATATTTTTCAATATTTATAACATATATACTTTAGTAAATGGCCCCAGATCCAAATGAAATAAATAGAAAAATCCAGGAAGAAATAAATAAACTTACTGGACAGACTAAAAGAAATTGGCAAGATATATATGATACCTTAAGGAATTCAGGAGCTAGTCTTGATCAAATGCAAGATTTACTTGAAAGTGTAGAGGATTTAGTTGATAAAATAAGAGGAAGTTTAGATTATACTGCTAGTGCTTTTAGAAATATTGTTAAAGAAATACAAATAGGTAATAAAGCTTTACAATTCCAAGAAACTCTTATATCTAGAGCTAATACTGTAGCTAGACAAACTTTAGAAATAAGAAAAGGCGACACTTTTGCTAGCGCCTCTAAAATACAAAGCCTTCAACGAGAATCCCAATTAAATTTAGATCAATTAAAGTCTCTTAGAGACTCAGGAAAATTACAAGGAGATCAATTAACTCTTATTGATGAACAAATAAGTGGATTAGAAACTGTAATTAAAGAACTTGAAGATATTGATGATAATAATAAAAAAATAAATAAAGGATTTATAGGAACTGTCCCTGCTTTAGCTAAAATGTTTTCTAATGTAGGGATAGTAGGTAATTCTTTAACAGAAGCATATCAAACAACAGTACAATTAGGTCAAGGAGCTTTAGCAGCTGGGGTTGAATTTAATACTATGGGTACTTTTACCCAAGCGTTTGGATCACAGCTTAAAGAAGCTTTAGGTCCTATGGCTTTACTAATTATGCTTGTTGAACAACTTAAAGATGCATTTTTAGTAGCTGATACATCTACTGGTGATTTAGCTAAAGATTTTAATATAACATATGATGCTGCTGCTGGTGTAAGACAAGAACTTATAGAAATAGGTAATTTATCTGGTGACGCAGCTTTAACTTCTAAAAAATTACAAGAATCAACTGTAGCAATAGGTAAAGCTTTAGGTTCTAATGCTATTTTAAATGAAAAAGATTTAGTCTTTATGACTAAAATGCGAGAGCAAGCTGGTTTCACCAATGATGAGTTGGTAGAAATGCAAAAATATACTTTAGCAACCGGAGGTAATTTAGAAGAAAACACTAAAAATTTAATGTTTGCTGCCAAAACAACAGCATTAAATAATGGTGTTTTACTAAATGAAAAAGACATAATGCGAGATATAGCTAAAACCTCTGACGCTGTTAAATTATCAATAGCAGGAGGAGCAACAGCATTAGGTAGAGCTGCAGCACAGGCTAAAGTTTTTGGAATGAATCTAGACCAATTAAATAATATAGCAGGCGGTTTGATGGATTTTGAATCATCAATTAGTGCTGAATTAGAAGCACAACTTTTAACAGGTAAAGATATCAATTTAGAGCAAGCTCGCTTATATGCTTTAAATAATGATATGGAGGGATTATCCAAAGAAATAGCTAAAAACTATGGCAGTGTAGAACAATTCAGTAAAATGAATAGACTACAGCAAGAAGCAACAGCTAAAGCTGTAGGTATGTCTCGTGAAGAGTTAGCTAAAACCTTAACTGATGCTGAAGCGTTAAAAGGAATATCAGGTGACCAAGCTAAAAATGCTCAAGCTGCTTTAAATGCTGCTAGAGCTAGAGGAATGTCTGAAGAAGAAATAGCTCAAACTGGGGTTGATAATCTAATGAAACAACAAGATCTTCAACAACGATTTAATCAATCTGTTGAAAAATTAAAAGAAATATTTGTTTCTATAGCTGAACCTATTTTAAAAATAGTCTCACCTCTAGCGGATTTAGTATCAACAGTTCTCCCAGCTATTAATTTACTTTTATCTCCATTAGTTGAAGGGTTTAATTTAATATCACAAGCTGTTGGTGCTTTTGTTGGGGGTTTAAAAGAAGGTAATCCTTTAGCTTTAACTTTAGCAGGAACAATGGCTTTAATAGCTTCCCGATCTATTATAGCTGCTATAAGTGGAATATGGCTTGCTCTTTCTAAAATACCTCTTGGTGTAGGATTAGCTTTAGCTGGTACAGCAACAGCTGGATTTATTAGTATGTTGGCTAAAGGTAAAACCGCTATGCCTGTTGGAGATATGTATAGTCCTCCTGATGGAAAAACACAAGTTTCAACTAAAGAAGGAGGATTATTTGAATTAAGTAAAAATGATACTTTAATAGCAGGACCTATTAGAGATAGATCAAATAATCAACAAGGAAGAGGTAATGAAGTTGGAGAAAATCTCGCGGTGAGAGAATTACAAGAAATAAAAAGTATATTAAAAAGAACATATGATTTAGAAAAATCTTCAAAATCAACAATAAGCGGAACTGATGAATTATCAACGGATAAACGTGGAACAAAAGCAAATGTTAATACTTACAAACTTCAATAAATAATCATATTTATAATAAATTAAACCCTAATAAACATGCCAGGACTTCGCGATAAATTAGCAACTGATGGTTCCGTATTATCATACGGAAATGGTCAAACTCCAAACACAAATCCAGGAGCAACCCAACAATCTAAACTTCATGCTGATGGTAATCAAGCAGGATACTCATTAAATGGATCAGATTTTACTGATGTAAATGGTGCTTTTCAAGCCTATAATGATGGAACAAATAATGTTCTTCCTATGCCATCACAATTAGATTTAGATGGTCAAAAACCATCATCATACTCAGATAATGGACCTCTTGAAGGCCGTTACTAAAATTTAAAATATGGCTTTACTAGATCTTAAAACAGATTTAAAAGATTTAAAATTTGGTAATGATGAACGCGGTGGAGGAAATAGTGGGCAACCTTACGTCGCTACTAGAATCCCAGCTACTAACGAAGCTCTCCAAACTGGATTTTCTGGAGCAACTCTCCCTCTTTTAGGAGCGGGAGCTGGAGCAGCTGTAGGTGCTATTGGTGGATCTATTTTAGGAGCATCAGGTACAGGAGCTATAATAGGAGCAGCGGCTGGATTAGGAGCAGGTTTAATAGCTGGAAACCAACAAGGTGATTCATTTAGAATACCTACAGCTGGTACTGGTGGTCCTGATTTTTTAGTTCGAGGAGGTACTTTATTACCTAATATTATAGTAAATGATGAAATTCGTTTAGCTAAATTTTTTGCTAGTACTGAGGGACTTTTATTTACAGTTAAACAAAATCTTTTATCAAGATTAGCAGTTAAGACTCAAGTTAGTCCAAAATTATTAAATGGAGATGTTTATACTCCTCTTAGCTCTTTAATTGAGGCAGCTGGTATTCCGTTTGGAATTCATGTTAATAAACAAGGTTTAAACCCATTTGAAGAAACAGGAGCATATTCTACTAATCAAAGTTTATATGGAGTTAAGATTAATTCAACACAACCCCAAAAAGAAAACAGATTAGTAGAATTATATGGAGCAAAATTCTTATACGCCAACTCAAATAATGCAATCCCAGAAGTATTCTTACAAAATAATATTTCTCCTGATCCTCTTAATATTCTTTCCTACTCAGGAGGGCCAGATTCTCCTTTAGGTATAGGTAAAACTCAAATAAGAGCAGCTAATAATTTAGTTTTTAAATTAAACGCAGATAAACAACTTCAAAGACCAAATATTAATTATTTAACATTTGATTATTGGGATTTAAATACAGAATTAGGTAATACTGATGATGCCGCGACTGTATTTAGTGTTATTCAACAATCAACCCGCTCTGGTCCAAATGCAAGTTTAGGAGCTGTATCAAACGCACTTCCTGCAGAACTTCCTACTGTTAACGTATTTGCAGCTGGAGCAGAAGGAGAGTTAAATAATCCTAGAAATGTTAAATCATATATTCCTTCTAGTAAACAAATAGATTTTAGAAAACCTTTATTAAGAAAGATTATCGACAACAAGGCAACCAATACACTTATATCTAAAGCTCCTTTATACAACCCAGGTTATGGGGCTACTATAGAACAAAGAACAAATCTAGGTGACCCAGGAAATGCTACAGATAAAGATGTAACTAGTTATACTAATGGAACATATTCAGGAGCTGCTTCTAAAAATTCTTTTGATAAAATAAATGCTTTACCAATATATAAAAAAGACAAACCAGCAGAAATAGGAAATGATTTAATTAATTTTAGAATAGGAGTTATAGATATAGATAAACCTGGTGGAGATAAAACATATATTCATTTTAGAGCTTTTTTAGATCAAATATCAGATAGTTACACATCTGATTGGAATTCTATAAAATATTTAGGAAGAGGAGAAAATTTTTATAATTATCAGGGTTTTGATAGAAAAGTTTCATTATCTTGGACAGTAGCAGCTCAATCAAAAGTTGAGTTAATACCTATGTATAAAAAATTAAATTATTTAGCTTCTCTTTGCACCCCAGATTATAGTGCTTTTGGATATATGAGAGGAAATATAGTCACATTAACTATCGGAGGATATTTTTATGAACAACCAGGAATAATAACTGGGTTAAGTTATGAAATGAATGACGAAAATTCTTCTTGGGAGATAGCTATAAATGATGAAGGAAATCCTGACCCTAGTGTTAAACAATTACCTCATTTAATTAAAGTTAGAGGATTTGAATTTATTCCAATTCATCCATTTATCCCAAGAAAACAAGTAAATACACTTAACTTTGACCCAACCCAACCTAACATTTTAGAATCAGGAAATAATAAAAACATATACGGAGATCAAAGATATATAGCTTTAGTAGATGGTACAAAGGTTTCAAATTATGGAGATGCAAATTCTAACCCTACTCCACCACCCACTCCTTTAAATACTCCTCGTTATGCATAATACTAAAATATAATCATGAATCGTTATTTAGGTATACCAATTATAAATGTTGATAACAAAAAATGTTATCAAACCTCTCGTTATCCTGAGATCCCATTGTCAGATCAAGATATATATGTTTATACAACTCAAGGGGATAGATTTGATACATTAGCTAATCAATATTATGGAGACCAATCTTATTGGTGGATAATATCTATAGCTAACACTGCTATAGCTGGAACTGATTTACCAACAGACCTACCTCAAGATTCTTTACTTATACCTGAAGGATCACAAATACGAATCCCAGCACCCGGAAATTTTGGAACATCATTTCCTGTTAGTGCAATTAATAGTTATGAAAATTTTAATAAAACATAAAAATGAATATTTTTGGTGAAGGTTTTCCTAGTGAAATTGACAGTCAGATTTTACAAAGACAAAAAATCTATGGTAGAGGGTTTTCAGGATCTTTTGCTAGATCTTTAGATGATATAACTTATTTAAATTCTAAAACTTCTTGGTGCTCATTAACATCTGGGGTTGATATTTCTTCTTCGATTTCTATAAATAATCCAACTATAAAAAGTTTAGGACTTAATGGTCCTGACTTAGCTAAAAAGTTTGTTTTATTTAACGGAACTTCTGAATACCCAAATGGAATAGATAATCAAAGATCAGGAATCACAGATTCTACTAGTATTTATGGAAACAAAAATGGAATATCAAACGCAGCTTATGGTATAGGAGGAACAGAATTTGGTATAAATCCTATGATGGGTATAACATCAGCTAATATAAAACATGAAAACAGAGGTTCATTAAAGCGAGCTACAGTTAATATAAAAGTATGGAATAAATATCAATTTGAAATAATTGATTCTTTATATTTACGTGTAGGAATGAGTGTTCTTTTAGAATGGGGACATACTTTAGTAGTTGATAATTCTGGAAATTTAATTACATGGGGAAACGGTTCTCCTTATAAAAGTTTATCTAATTCATTTTTAACTAATGGAGGAGTAAATAATTGGGAAGATTGGTTACTTTCTATATATAATAAAAGATTAGCGACTCATGGGAATTATGATGGTATGTTAGCTAAAGTATCTAATTTTAAATGGGCATTTAATCCCGATGGTAGTTATGATGTCACTGTATTTTTAGTTAGCGAAGGAGATGTTATAGAATCTTTAAAAACAAATATTCTAACCTCCTCCCCAGGAACTACTCCTGATCCAAAACGCCAAGCTTCTGATGCTACATCTAGAAAAGATGCAATTGATGAAGATATTTCAGGAGATATTATAACTGCTTTTGCTTTTAATAGCAATATAGGAAATTTTCTATATATGTGTAAACAATTTGTAGATGATGTTCCTAAATTTGGAGGTGATCAACTTAATATACAATCATTCATAGGATTATCTTCATATAATATAATAGAAGCTACATGGATTAACCCTAGTAATCAAACCCAACTCACATCCCGTAATAATTTAATAAATGATCCTATTAAAGGATGTATTCCTTTTGATATAAATAAATGGGAAGATAAAGACCAACATGACATTATAAAATGTGTTTTTGATGATTTAGGAGGATCTGGTTTATTTACAAATGGTCAAATAGATGATAAAAGATATTATATTAGACTAGGAGCTTTTTTAAGATTTTTAGAATTATATGTTGTACCAACTAAATACACTAAAAGTAATAAACCAAGTAAATTGTTACAATTTGATTGGGATATAAATACTAATCTTTTTATTCTACATCCTCTTCAAACCCATTCTGACCCTAGAATATGTTTAATAAATAGAGATATAACATTAGAATTACCTCCAGTCCTTGGCTCCTCAGTTACACGTGATTATATATTTGGGATGCCTAATAATATAAGAAAAAATCCTATTGTTAATCAAACTGTTACTTCTTATGTTCGTACAAATGATGCCAAAGCTGCTAATGAAGAAATTACTTATGGTAATATTATGAACATATATTTAGATACTACTTTTATTTTAAAAACATTAAATGAAAAACAAAATGATAAAGGTGAAATAGTATTAATTGATTTTTTAAAAAGTTTATTAGGTGGTATTAATGGAGGACTAGGTGGTATTAATGATTTTGATGTATTTTATGATGAAACTCAAAATTATATCAAAATAATTGATAAAAATCCTTTACCTTATCTTAATAAAGTAATAACTGCTATTAATAGTAATTTTCCTACTAGTTTTAAATTTAATCATAATAAATCTTATAATGATCCATCCAATAATTCCACATTACAAGTTTATGGATATAATGGTGATCAAGCAGGATTTGTGAACGATCTCTCTCTAACCACAGAATTATCACCCCAGTTTTCAACTATGATAACTGTGGGAGCAGCAGCAAGAGGTTCTGTTGTTGGAGAAAATGATACTGCTATATCTAAATTAAATTATGGTTTTGAAGATAGATATAAACTTACTATATCAAATAGTCCAAATGATCCAACTTCACCTTATGATTCTGCGGACTTGATTAAAAGAGAAGAAGAATACAGTAATATGTACATAGATTATAAAAACTTCTTAATAAAATTAAGTGAAGGATACCCACCACAAGGAACTAATGAAAATAGAAGAATAGTTATAGCTAAAAGTGATGATATTGATAATTTTAAAACAACATTATCTAATTTAATTCAGAAAGAAGTAGAGCTTGAAAAAGCAAGAGACGCAATTAATGGAACCAATGATGGGGGAACATCTCAAGGCACTGGATTTATTCCTTTTAATTTAAGTTTAACATTAGACGGAATATCAGGTATAAAAATTAACCAACAATTTTTGTTAGATACTAGTTATCTTCCAACTAATTATCCTGAGACTATGACTTTTTTAATAAAGAATTTATCTCATGAACTTAGTAATAATAGATGGGTTACAAAAATAGAAACATATGCCATATCTAAACAAAAAGGAACTCCGGTTAAAACTCGTGTAAGAGTAGCCCCACCACCAACCTCAACTCCCCAACCAACACCCACACCAACTCCTACCCCAACTCCTACCCCAACTACACCTACATCAACTCCTAAATTAAGAAAAGCAGTTAAAGACCAAACTGATTGGACATATGCTAATTTCTCTCCCCCAGGTAGGGGTACCTACTTATGTGCTGGTTGGACATGGAATATAGGTAAAAAAATAAAAAATTATATAGATACTAACAGTTCTAACCCTATCCCATACTCTTGGAGTGGAGGAGGAGATGCTGAAAGTGTATTATTAAGAACAAATCTTAAAAATAATGGGCTGTGGGATGAAATATACTTAGGAGAAGCACCAGGCAACAACATAAAAAATATAATAGACTCTCAATCTTGGAATTTAGGAGATGTAGCTATATATTTTTCATCTTATATAACATCTAACCCTCAACCTGGTGATCCAAAAAGATTTACATTTAGACATGCCCAAATCTTTACAGGAGATATTTATAAAGGAACAACTTGGCTAGGAAAAGGATGGGGAGGATGGACATCTGATAGAAAAACAAACTTTGGTACCTCATATGTATATGGAAATAGAGGAAATGGTTATACTTTTAAAATTTGGAGATACGCTGTTAAACCTGGATATTTAATATAATATAAAATGTACTATCCTTTATCCCAAATAATAACAAATCTGTATACAAATGGATCAGAGTTTAGTATAGCTCCTGATGGAAATGAAAATACTATTTATATTGGATATTATTGGAAAACCTCTAAAGGAGATTTTTTCACAGGTAGAACCCCAGATGATTCACCTATAGTAAAGTTATATCCTTTAGCTTTAAATCCTATAAAAGAAAATAATATACTACCTTTAGCAAAAGATAACATTAGTGTTAATTTTTTAACTGAAGAAATTTTTCCTGAAGATGCTATTATAAATGATAATCTTTTAACTTATGTTAAGATATCTAATTTTAATAACTCTAAACCTCAATTGCCTTACTACTCAATTACTTTACCATCAGATAAAGATTATCAAACAGGAGAATTTATAAGATTTTTTTGTAAGAAAGCTAATGAAAATAATTATATAGAAATAGATAAAGAGTATTATAATAAATTAGTTAAAAACGATCGATCTGTAACATTTGAGTATTATATACCTTTTAATATATCTTGGCGATTAACTGGTGATAAAGAACAAGTATATAAAGTAAATAAAAATGTAGTTGAATTAACTATGAAACAACAAAAATTACCTATGTTTGATTTATATATTAAAAAAGATTATACAAAATATTATAAGTAATACGGCTTAGGACCCGTTATAGCTTCGGCTATCAAGCATCTCGAATTCGCTACTCGAGATGCTTTTTTAATTTAATTTGGCTTTTTAAAAATATTTTATTATATTAATATCAACAAATAAAGGTTATGTTTTATATAGTAGAAACTTCTGAACAGTTAGATGAATTTTTCAATATAGGATACGATAAAGTATTTATCGAACCAATATTATTTAATGATAATATTCACCCTGCTCTAAACCATATATCTTCACTTTATATAAAACCCTTAAACAACGATAAAGGATATATTTTATGTCTTAATCATACTGAGGCATTAAGGTTGAATAAAACGCCTATATCACATTTATTAGCGTCATTTAAGGAAATATATGTACGTGATCGTAAGTCATTTATATACTTTTTCCCATTAAAAAATACTATTGATATTTCATTTTATGCTCCTGAGTATCAAGAACCAACTACATCTGCTCATGATTTTTTCTATCAAAAGCATGGTGATAAAGAAAATATAAACACTATCATACCATTAGTTAAACATTATGAAAAATGTGAATTAATTTATAATAAAATTAAAGATTATTGTTTAATAGATAATGTTAAATTTAATAATAAATTAACTAGTGTGTTTTTTGCAATTGAAAGAAACGGTATTAAAATAAATAAAAAAACATTTGATAAATATTTTGAACTAAACAATGAAAAATTTAACATTCAAGACGATACAATTTATACACAGTATAACTTATATACTACAACCGGAAGGCCTTCCAATAGTTTTAATAGTCTCAATTTTGCCGCGTTAGCAAAAGATAATGGATGTAGAAAATCATTCATACCTGAAAATGATAAATTTATTGAAATAGATATAAGTGCTTATCATCCAACATTAGCGGCTCAACTTATAGGATATGATTTTGGAGATGAAACGCCTTATGAATATTTTGCTAGAGAAGCAGGTATAGAGGTAAGTGAAGCAAAAATATTAATGTTTAGACAATTATATGGTGGAGTTTATAATGAATACAAACATATAGACTTTTTTCAATTAATCGAAGAACACGTTAACTTATTATGGACAGAATATATTACTAACAAATATATAATATGCCCAATATCAGGACATAAATTATCAAGTGATATTAAAGATATTAACCCTCAAAAATTATTCAACTACACACTTCAAAATTTGGAGACTTCAACTAATGTTTGTATCGTGTGGGAAATTATAAAATTATTAAAAAATAAAAAAACAAAAATTGTATTATATACCTATGATTCAATTCTATTAGATTATTATGAAGATGATAATATTTTAGAACAAATTAAAGATGTGTTTAAAAAATATAAATTAAAAATTAAACTAACAAAAGGTGATAACTACGATAAAATGACAAAAATGTAATAACTATGGAAAGAATCGCGTTTGACCCCTCAGTTGATATTTATAACCAGTATGACTTTACAACTGACGGTGACTTTATGAATAACAGATTATTCGCTACTTTTACGCAACTTGACGCAATTGAAAACTTAATAGATGATCTTTCATCTTCCTATGATATAATGTATAATAAAATGTTTGTGCTGTTTGTTAAAAGCACAAATGAATACGTTATTACATATAATGTAGATCAAGGCAATGTCAACTCAATTCCAGTAAATACTATTTTAGTTCATCGTAAGAAAGAATCAAATACGTTATATACTATAAATGCTCTTAATGATTTAATTAAAAAACTAAATGGTGGAGCAGTTGATCCAAATTTTAAAATAAATTGGCAACATTATAAAAATTGTATTTTACTTACTCAACATGGAGAGGTAAAACAGTTAAACACAAAAATATATAAGATTGTAGATCTTTAATATTTATTATAGACCATAATTCATTACTTATTCACACTGCGTAACTAATAAGGCGGTAGAAAGAGCTTTAAGACTCTGTTTGGCCTTCAAAAATAAAAGCAGTATATTATAAAATAGTAAACTTAAAATTTATATAAAATGGACTTAAAAAGTATTAAAAACAAATTAAATGCCTTACAAACACAAGGGCAAAAGAAAGAAAAGGTAGATTATTCAAAGTACCTATGGAAGCCAAAACAAGAAGGCAAGTATCAAATCAGAATTGTTCCATCTAAATTAGACAAAAACAATCCGTTTAAAGAAGTATTTGTACATTACGGTTTTTCAAAATTTCCTATCTACGCTTTAACTAACTGGGGTGAAAAAGATCCAATCGTAGAATTTGCAAAACAACTTAAGCAAACTAATGACAAAGAAAATTGGAAACTATCTAAAAAGTTAGAACCAAAAATGAGGGTATTTGCTCCTGTAATTGTTAGGGGTGAAGAAGACAAAGGTGTTCGTATGTGGGAGTTTGGTAAAGAAATTTACATGCAACTACTAGGAATTGCTGATGATGAAGATTATGGTGATTACACTGACATTAGTGAAGGTCGTGATTTTACTTTAGAAGCAGTTATGGGTGATATTGGTGGTCGTCAAGGTTTAAAAACATCAATTCGTATTAAGCCAAAAACATCTCCTTTAAGTACTGATAAGAAGGAAATTGAAAAGTTTCTAACTGAACAACCTAATATTTTAGAATTACAGCGTAAAACTGAATTCGATAAATTAAAGGAAATTCTTCAAAATTGGTTAAACCCAGAAGACGCTACTGATACTGAAACTGAAACTGAAACTGAAGAAGAAGAGGAAGTAGAAGAAACAAAACCAGTTAGTAAAGGTGATCTACCTTGGGAAGATGAAGATGAAGATGAAGAAGAGGTAGAAGTTAAAAAACCTGCTAAAAATTACGAATTAAAGACCACTAAAAAGTCTAAAGCAGATAAGTTCGACGAATTATTTGACGAAGACTAAAATTAACAAGTTATGGCTAAAAAATCAACTTCGCTAACCGAAGCGGTTAGTGCTCAATTAAAATCTAGTTTTGATTTAGATAAATTTAAAGAGAAAAAATCTTTAAATAACAAAGTGAAATTCAAAGATCAGAAGTGGATTCCATTTTCTGATGCGTTGCAAAAAGCACTTTCATTACCCGGGATTCCTATGGGTCACATAACTATGGTTCGAGGTAAAAGTAATACTGGAAAGTCTACTACTTCTATCGAAGCTATAGTTAGTGCCCAAAAGATGGGTGTTTTACCTATTTTAATGATCACAGAAATGAAACATGACTGGGAACATTTTAAACAAATGGGTTTTCAAATGGATGAAGTAAAAGATGAAGACGGTAATGTTATTAATTATGACGGATTCTTTATTTACCGAGATAGAAGTACTTTAAATTCAATTGAGGAAATAGCAGTGTTTATGGCTGATTTGATTGATGAACAGTCTAAAGGAAACTTACCATATGATTTATTATTTGTATGGGACTCAGTAGGTTCAATACCATGTCAAATGAGTATAGAACAAGGTAAAAATAATCCAATGTGGAATGCAGGAGCAATTGCAACTCAATTTGGTAATTTTATTAATCAAAAGATTGTATTATCAAGGAAAGAAGAACAACCATATACAAATACATTCTTGATTATCAATAAAACAGGAGTAGCACCAGCTGAAGGTCCTATGGCTAGACCTAGGATGACTAATAAAGGTGGTGATACATTCTTTTATGATGCTTCATTAGTACTTACTTTTGGTAATGTGACTAATAGTGGTACATCAAAGATTAAAGCTGTTAAAGATAAAAAAGAAGTAGAATTTGCATTACGTACTAAAATTTCTTGTGATAAAAATCACGTTAATGGAATCACAACTAAAGGAACAATTGTAAGTACAGTTCATGGTTTTATTGAAGACTCTCCTAACGCGATCACCAAGTATAAAAAAGATCATTCAAATGAATGGTTAGATATATTAGGTAAAGGTGAAGCTAAAATAACTGAGGATAACTCAGATTGGGAAGAAAAGAAAAATGTTAATGACATTGTTGATTTTGAAGACGAGGTAAACGATTAATGAATAACAAAGACTTACTTAAACTTCTGGATGGTATTCATGAAGATGAGAGAACAATCCTTAAGGATGAAAATAGAGTTCTAATTATAGATGGTTTAAATTTATTTTTAAGAAACTTTGCTGTACTTAACTATATCAATCAACAAGGTACTCATGTTGGAGGTTTAGGTGGTTTTATACGTTCATTAGGTTCATTAGTTAAACAGATTCAACCTACTGCTGTTTATGTAGTATTCGATGGAATAGGCTCTTCCTTAAATAGGAAGAGTCTTATTCCTGAATACAAATCAGGTAGAAATGTAAATCGTATTAATGCTAATATATTTGATCATTTAGATGATGAAAATGAATCTAAAGCAGATCAAATAGGAAGACTAATACAATATCTAAGATGTTTACCTATTAAAATTTTATCTATAGATAAAGTTGAAGCAGATGACATTATAGCTTTTTTAAGTGTTGAAATGACTAAAAATGAAAAAACAAAAGCATTTATAGTATCTTCAGATAAAGATTTTCTACAATTAGTAGATGATCGAATCACAGTTTATAGTGCTATTGAAAAGGAATTTTACACACCTAAAAAAGTAAAAGAAAAATATGGCATTGAACCCCATAACTTCTTAACATATAAAGTATTGATGGGTGATAACTCAGATAAAATACCAGGTATAAAAGGGTTAGGTCCTAAAAAATTACCTAAAATGTTCCCTCAGTTATTTGAAGAAAAATTATATACATTAGATGATGTTTTTAAAATGTCTGAGGACAACTATAAAAACCATGATGTCTATTGTAAGGTTATAATGGATTTTGATAAATTAAAGGATAGTAAAAAAGTTATGGATTTAGGTAATCCTATTTTAGATGACAAAGAAAAAGAGTTTATATTAGATATTGTTAAAAGCTTGGCTTTTAAATTAAATATACCTAAATTTATCGAGTTATATAATCAAGATGGATTAGGTAATATTTTAAAGAATATAGAATATTGGCTTAGAGACAATTGGAATATAATTGATAGATATAATAAAGCAAAGCAAAATAAGTTATGACATTAAGTAGTTTAGAAAATTATGGAATCGGATTCCAAACAAAGGTTATATCTGCTTTATTAACTGATAAACCATTCTTACAGAATGTGAATGACGTTTTAACAGATGAATATTTTAGTAACAGTGCACACAAATGGATAGTAAATGAGGTAATAAAATATTACATTAAATACCATACCAATCCAACTATGGATGTTCTTAAAGTAGAAATGAAAAAACTTGAAAATGAAGTACTTCAAGTATCTATTAAAGAACAATTAAAAGAAGCATATAGGTCATCTGATGAAAGTGATTTGACTTATGTAAAGCAAGAATTTACTAATTTTTGTAAAAATCAACAACTAAAAAAAGCGCTTTTAAATTCAGTTGATTTATTAAAAGCAGGTGACTATGATTCAATTAGGCTGCTAGTTGATAGCGCTTTACGCTCAGGTCAGGACAAAAATATTGGCCATGAGTATAATAAAGATACTGAGTCAAGGTATCGTGAAGAAGAACGTGTGCCTATTCCAACACCTTGGAATGAAATTAATGCTTTACTACAGGGTGGATTAGGCGAAGGAGATTTTGGACTTATATTCGGTAATCCAGGTGGTGGTAAAAGTTGGAGTTTAGTAGCGTTAGGCGCATACGCTGTGACAGCGGGTTTTAATGTTATACATTATACATTAGAGTTAGGTGAAAGTTATGTTGGAAGACGATATGACTCTTATTTCACACAAATACCTGTGAACAAAATTATTAAACATAAAGATAAAGTAGGAGAAGTAACATCAGAATTACCCGGAGAATTAATTATTAAAGAATATCCAATGGGTAAAGCATCAATGAGTACTATTGAATCTCATATTAAGAAATGTATAGATTTAGATTTCAAACCAGATTTAATTATTATTGACTATGTTGATCTTTTATCATCTAGAAGAAAAAATAAGGAACGGAAGGAAGAAATAGATGATATTTATACAAGTACTAAAGGTTTAGCTCGTGAACTTAAATTACCTATTTGGAGTGTATCACAAGTAAATAGAGCAGGTGCTAAAGATAGTATTATTGAAGGTGATAAAGCCGCCGGTTCTTATGATAAAATGATGATTGCTGATTTCGCAATATCTTTATCAAGACAAAAGAAAGATAAAGTTAATGGAACAGGTAGGTTCCATATCATGAAAAACAGATATGGAATGGACGGTATGACCTTTAACGCTAAAGTAGATACATCTACTGGACATATTGATATATTGAATGAAATGAGTGAAGATGAAGAAGAAATGGAAATTAAGAGTACTAAAAAAATAAGTGGAACTGATTTTGATAGTTTAGATAGAGAATATTTAGCAAAACAATTTTTTGAATTAAGCAATAACACCTAATATGATTACTGAACCAAGAATTTATTATAAACCATTTGAATATCAAGATGCGTTTGATTTCTATAAAAATCAACATCGAGCACACTGGCTAGCAGACGAAGTACCTTTAGCATCAGATTTAAATGATTGGAAACTAAAATTAGATGAATCTGAAAAGAATTTAATAGGAAACATCTTAAAATCATTTGCTCAAACTGAGGTACACGTTAACGATTACTGGTCAACAAAAGTATCAGTTTGGTTTCCTAAACCTGAAATACAAGCAATGGCTCGTGTATTTGCTGATTTTGAAAGTATTCATGCTGAAGCATATGCTCGATTAAATGAAGAATTAGGTTTAGATGACTTTAAAGCATTTATGGAAGATGAAGTATCCAAAGCCAAAATTGATCGTTTAATTGAAGTACCAGGTGAAACATTAGAAGAAAGAGCATTATCATTAGCTATATTCTCAGCATTCACTGAAGGTGTAAATTTATTCTCTTCGTTTGCTGTATTAATGAGTTTCCAATTAAGAAACTTAATGAAAGGTACAGGTCAAATAGTTGAATGGAGTGTTCGAGATGAAAGTTTACATTCAAAAGCAGGATGTTGGTTGTATAGAACATTACTTAAAGAATGTCCTGAATTAGATACTCCTGAAATGAGAAATAGAATTGTTGAGGCTTGTGAATTGTCTGTTCAATTAGAATTTGATTTTATTGAAAAGGCTTTTGAAATGGGTAATATAGAAGGCTTAAATAAAGAACAATTAAAAGCATTTATTAAAGCAAGAGCAAATGAAAAAATAATAGAATTAGGATACTCAGCAATTTATAATGATATTGATCCTAATTTAGTTAAACAAATGGAATGGTTTGGACATTTAACAAGTGGTAAAACACATCAAGACTTTTTTGCAGGTCGTGTTACTAGTTATGCTAAATCAACAGCAGATTGGAATGATTTATAAAATATAAAGTTATGGCATTAAAAGGACAATCAATTAGAAATGGAGTTACTATACTAATGAATGGTAAAGTAGCTCAAAAACAAGAAGTAATAGAATTAAGTAACACTTGGACTAACAATCAAGAAACTTTATTTAAAAAAGCCCTTAAACAAGGGGGAGAACTAACAATTAATAAAGTACACTTTAAAATTATAGCCCAAGAAACTATTCTAAATTCAAAAGGAGAAAAAGACCCAGGTGTGATTCAAGTACCAGGAGCAGATTTAAGATTTTAATAACTAAAAAATGAGCATTCAAGTAGATACAAGTATGTGGGTGAAAAATAAGAATTATCCTGATTGGATGGATGATATAGCTGTTAGTATGATTTCAAAAGGATATTTACTACCAGATGAAGATGTGTTTGACGCATTTAAAAGAGTAAGTAAAGCAGCCGCTAGAAGACTAAAGCGTAAAGATTTACAACCTTATTTTTATGAGGCAATAGTTAAAAACTGGCTATGTTTAGCTTCACCTGTTTTATCAAATATGGGAACAGAAAGAGGAATGCCTATATCATGTTTTGGAATTGATGTAGGTGACTCAATTGAAGGTATAGCTGATGCTAACTCAGAACTAATGAGATTATCTTCTCAAGGTGGAGGAGTTGGTATTGGAGTATCTCGTATTAGAGGTAGAGGAAAATCTATTCGTGATAATGGTGTTAGTGAAGGAGTAGTTCCTTGGTGTAAAATTTATGACTCAACTATTTTAGCTACTAATCAAGGCTCAGTTAGAAGGGGAGCAGCATCTGTTAATTTAAATATTAACCATCCTGATATTGAAGAATTTTTACAAATTCGTAGGCCTAAAGGAGATGTTAATCGTCAATGTTTGAATCTTCATCAATGTGTAGTTGTTGATGATGTTTTTATGACTAAACTAGAAAATAAAGACGAAAAAGCATTAAAACTATGGGGTGAAATTCTTAAAACACGTCTTGAAACAGGTGAACCTTATATTATGTTTGAGGATAATATGAATAATCAAAATCCTGAAGCGTATAAAAGGAATAACTTAAAAGTTTCAATGACTAATATTTGTAGTGAAATTTCACTTTACACAGATGAATTACACTCATTTATTTGTTGTTTATCCTCACTTAACTTAGCCCGTTGGGATGAATGGAAGGATTATAAGTTTGATAATGGAATGACATTACCTGAACTTGCTTGTTGGTTTTTAGAAGGTGCACTTCAAGAATTTATTGATAGAGCTAAAAACATCAAGTTTATGGAAAACACAGTTCGCTCAGCTACTAAAGGTAGAGCAATTGGAATTGGTGTTTTAGGATGGCACACTTATTTACAATCAAAAGGATTACCGTTTGTAGGTATTCAAGCAAGTGCTCATACAAGAATTATCTCAGAATTTATTTATAAAGAAGCTTTAAAAGCAAGTAAAGCACAAGCTGAACTTTATGGTGAACCAGAATGGTGTAAAGGAACAGGTTTAAGACATACTCACCATATTGCAATTGCTCCTACAGTATCAAACGCTCACATTTCAGGAGGTGTATCACCTTCAATTGAGCCTATTCCTGCTAATGTTTATAATTTAAAAACAGCGAAAGGAGTATTTATTAAACGCAATAGAATTCTTGAAGAATTACTTGAGAAAAAAGGATATAATATTGATAGTGTTTGGGATCAAATCCTAAAAGATCAAGGATCAGTTTTTAATATTCCTGATTATATTTTAAGTGAAGAAGAAAAAGAAGTATTTTTAACATTTAAAGAGATTAATCAATTAGAAATTGTTCGTCAAAATGCTATTCGCCAAAAACATGTTGATCAAGCTATCTCATTAAACTTATGTTTTGATCCAAATGATACTCCAAAATGGATATCTCAAGTACATAAAGAAGCTCATAAGTTAGGAATTAAAACTTTATATTATTTAAGAACAGAAAGCGTTCTAAGAGGAGATAATTTACAAAGACTCTCAGAATGTATATCATGTGAAGGTTAAAATGAAGAAATATATACTACCCATGCTGATAGCGCTCTCGGCCCTGGCCGTGAGTGCTACAGCTGCATTTTACTCAGTTACTGGTTTATCAAAACTATTTGCTGGAGCAAGTTTAGCAGTTATTATTATGGCTTCTTCTTTAGAAGTAGCTAAATTAGTTATAGCCTCATTCCTATATCAATATTGGAAAGAGATAAATAAAGCTTTAAAAGTATATTTAACAATAGCTTTAGGAGTATTAATCATAATTACATCAGCAGGCATTTATGGATTCTTATCTTCTGCTTATGAGGTAACTGCTTCTAAAAATACAGTTGTTGAAAAACAAATAGCAGCCTTAGAAACTAAAAAAGAGAATTATACTAAAACCAGAGATGTCTATATTAAAGATAAAGACCAAATCTCTAAAAGTACATCAGATTTAAGAACTGCTCTATCAACAGGTACTATTACTCAATATAAAGATAAATCAGGCCAAATTATGAATGTGGCTAATACTGGTAATAGAAAAGCATTTGAAAAACAATTAGAAAGTACTGTTAAAGAAGAAGAAAAATTAACAACTAAAATTGATGTTTTAAATGATAGTATTTTAAGTTTAGATAATCAAATACTAGAAGCAGAATCAAATGCTGAGGTAGCAGCTGAATTAGGTCCATTAAAATACCTAAGTAAAATATCTGGTATGTCAATGGATCTTATTATTAATTGGTTTATTTTAATTATTGTATTTGTGTTTGATCCATTAGCAATTAGTTTAGTTATAGCTGCTAATTTGGCCTTTAAAAAGCTTCAACACCTAGAACCAGAACAGAAACTAGCCATATATAATGAAAGACCAACTGAGGTACCCAAGGAACCTATGATACAATTAGATCCGAATCAGGCACCAGTTATGGCTCCTTCTGTTCCTCCTCCACCAGTGAATAAATCGTTTTTTAATTTTGTACCTCCTATTTTTAAAAGAAAAAATAATGATGAAATAAAGACTTACTAGGTTTGGCTTCTAAGAATTAAATTTTTATATTTATAATAAACAATAAGTTATGATGACATCACCAAACCTTAATTTTTTAGCTCAAATCGAAGAATACCCAGAAATGACTCCAATATTGGAGAACAAATATCAGGGTTTTATTAAAAAAGAAGGAATTTATGAACCATGGGGTAAAGATATTGTAGAAAAATACCTTCCACATAAGTCTTTAAAATATCTTATAGAAAATAATCTTATAACTCAAGATAAAAATGGGGATTGGATTTTAGTTGAATATGGCGCTGGGGTTTCTAATTCTCCTGATTGGTTACATTGGTTAGAAACTGGATATAAAAGAAATTGGAGTGTATATAAATGGAAACAAGGCACAGATATAGATGAAAAATTTACTTTTTATTCAATGGAAACAAAAGATGGATGGAACAGAACATATCTATCAGTTAAATTAAATAATCATCTTTATTCTAAAATTACTAATCCAAATGGTTTTTGGGTAGAAACAGTTGAAAGAACAGATATATGTGATGGATCAGGAAAAGAACAATTATATTATAAAGATAATTTTGGAAGTATTCAAGGTAAAATGCCTGTAAAAATAGAGAAAAAAATTCAAGAATTAAAAAATAAAAATATAGAATTTGGATATTACAAATTTTAATTTTATATTTATAATAAACAATAAGTTATGATAAAAACATCTCATGAATTACCTTTATGTCTTTTAAATAAAAGTTATGATTGGAATGATTATGAATTTTGTTTACCAACATATTGGTTCAAATCTGAAGAATATAAACAGCATTATTTAAATGTTAAAAAAGAAGGACGATTCATTATCGCTGATAATGGTTTGTTTGAAGGAGATTCATTTACTCAACAACAATTAATTGAATTTGTTAATGAATTACAACCTGATATATTTGTAATTCCTGATGTTTGGAATGATGCGTTTCAAAGCTATCGTAATGCTAAGTATTGGCAAAACGTAGTTAAGGCATCATTACCAGAAAGTACTAAGTTAATGGCTGTTATTCAATGTACTGATTATGAAATTGGTTCTTCATTATATCAAGAATACATTGATTTAGGAATTAGATGTATAGCATTTAATCATAGTTCAACAGCATATCAACAATTTTTCCCTCATAAGAATTTATCAGTATCTAAAATGATGGGAAGAATTTATTTTATAAATCAATTATTAAAAACTAATGTTATTGATTCTAGTGTCCATCATCATTTATTAGGTTGTGCTATACCTGATGAATTTAAATATTATGGACCAGGATATGAATTTATTAAAACATTAGATACAAGTAATCCAGTTGTGTGGGGATGTAAAGGAGTATCTTATGATGATATTATTACATCAATAGAAAAACCTGTAGAAAAAATAGAAGAGTTTTTTAATGAAAGTTTGGACTCCAATATTGAAGAAATTATATTTAATAATATTAAAACATTTAAAAGTTATCTATGAAACAAGCAGTACTAAGCCTATCAGGCGGAATGGATAGTAGTACTTTATTACTTCATTTATTAGCTAATGGATATGAGGTAACAGCTTTATCTTTTGATTATGGTCAAAAACATAAAGTAGAACTTATACGAGCTAAAGAATTAGTAGAGTATTTAAATAATGAAGGACATAATATAAAACATCAAGTTATTAAAATTGATGGTTTGAGTAAATTACTTAATTCTACATTAGTAGAAGGCGGAGCAGATGTTCCTGAAGGCCATTATGCTGAGGAAAATATGAAAGATACAGTTGTACCTAATCGTAATAAAATATTTTCAAGTATTATACAAGCAGCTGCTTTATCAATAGCAGATAAAAATAATACTGATTGTTTTATTGCAATGGGTATTCATGCTGGTGACCATGCTATTTATCCTGATTGTAGACAAGAATTTAGAGACGCAGATATGGAAGCGTTTAAAATTGGTAATTGGGGTTCTGAAAAAGTAAAATTCTATACTCCATATCTTGATACTGATAAATTTGGTATTTTACAGGATGGAGAAGAATGCTGTAAACAGTTAGATTTAAACTTTAATGAAGTATATAAACGTACAAATACAAGTTATAAACCTATTTTTAAGAAACATTCATGGTCAGTTAATGGAGGTGAATGGTTCTCAGATTATAAATCAGCTTCATCTGTAGAACGTATTGAAGCATTTATTAAGTTAGGTCGTCCTGATCCTGTAAAATATGCTGATGAAACAGGTCAAGTATCTTGGGAAACAGCAAAAAATCATGTTGAACAAATAATTTTAAATCATAAATAAAAATGAAACAAGTACTTTATTTCTCTGCTAAGTGGTGTACAGCATGTCAAGCGACCACTCCAATTGTTGAACAAATTAAAAAATCTAATCAAGCTCAAGTAGCAATGATTGATGTAGATTATGATGTATCATTAGTTGAACAATATAATGTTAAAAGTGTACCTACAACTATTATTTTAGAAAATAATAACGAAATTAAAAGGTATGTAGGATCTATTAATGCTAACCAATTAAATAATTTGATTAATGGGTAAGTATCAATCAACAAAGCTATTTGATGGTTACTCAGCTTGTTTCCGTCAATGGAGAGCTGATGGAACACATTGTAGATTCCTTCATGGTTACGCTATATCATTTAGAGTATGGTTTGAAGGTGATTTAGATCATCGTCATTGGGTATTTGATTTTGGTGGTATGAAAAGAGCTAAAGCTAATATTGGAGGAATGTCTCCAAAAGATTATTTTGCATGGCTATTAGATCATACAACAATAGTAGCCGATGATGATCCAAGCTTAGATATATTTAGAATGCTAGACGCAGATGGTCTTATACAGTTAAGGATTTTACCTGCTGTTGGATGTGAGCGTTTTGCAGAATTTTTATATGAAAAAATAAATACATTTCTTAAAGAAGAAACAAACGGCCGAGTTAGAGCCATAAAAGTAGAAGTATATGAACACGAAAGAAACAGCGCAAGTTATGGGGAGTAATTGGACAAGTAATTCAACAGACAATATAGACATAATGATGTCTGTATATGATTATTTAGGCAAACCAGCAGGTAGAAAATTAGGAAAAGAAGTATATGAGGCTTCTAAGACAGAAAAAATTCCTACAGCTTCAAAGCAAGTATCTAATCCTAAATATGAAGGAAAAATAATTATGTATCCTAAAAGTTTCCTAGACAAATATTTTAAAAAAGAAGATAACAATAATAAACTACCATTCTAATGAGTGTAATTGATCCAAATAAACTATTAATTAGTTCAGACTTTTATTCAGTACAAGGTGAAGGTAAAAGTTCAGGTGTACCATCTTATTTTGTAAGATTAGGTATTTGTAATTTAACTTGTGGTATGTCAAGAGCATTCACTAATAACTTACTTAAAGAAAAATCACTAGAAGATGGAGAAATATTTGAAGGTGATTTACATAAGGAAGGTAAAGCAACTTGGACCTGTGATTCTACTTCTCAATGGCTATGGAGAGGTGAAGATAAAGAATTTCAATATTTAATTGATAGGTGGAAAGAACAAGATGTATATGATGATATCAAAAATGGTACTATTCATATTATTTGGACTGGTGGTGAACCCACAATTAAAGGACATCAGGAAGCTATTTGTAATTTTACTAATTATTGGAATCAATATGATTTCCAAAATGAACGAACAGGAATACAAGCATATTATGAGATAGAAACTAATGGTACAGTTTATATTGAAGATACTTTATTTAAAGATCTTGATCAGATCAACTGCTCACCTAAACTAGCCAACTCAGGTATGACTGAAAAACAACGTATTAATCCTGAAGCTATTAAACGTATAATGGAACACTCAAATTATCAGTTTAAATTTGTTATATCAACTGAAGATGATGTTAAGGAATTATTTCGTGACTTTGTAAAGCCATTTAATATACCACTTAAAAATGTGGTTTGTATGCCTGGATTAGATGATGTAGCTGATTTTGAAGAGCGTACTCAATTCTGTCTTGAAATGGCTAAAAAATATCGCTTTACAGGATTAACACGTTTGCATATTGCAGCTTGGAATAAAACTTTAAATGTATAAAGTTTGGCCTCCATTTTACCTTATAATATATTAATTGAAAAATAAAAATATGGACTTATTAAATAAAGCAAATGAGAATGCTCCTCGTTCACCTAAGGAGATTGAAAAAATGATTGATAAAGCTACCAAACATTATGGTGAGTTTTTAAAAGCAGTAGGTTTTGATTACGAAAAAGATCCACAAACAGTTGATACACCTCGTCGTGTAGCTAAAGCATGGATGAAGGATCTTGTATTAGGATCAGTAACTAATGAACCTAATATTACAGTGTTTCCAAATGAGGAAAATTATAATGGTATTGTTATTCAAACAGGAATACCAGTAGTATCACTTTGTGCTCACCATAACTTACCATTTGTAGGTTTTGCAACTGTAGCTTATGTGCCTAGTAATTATGTAATTGGTTTAAGTAAATTAAATCGTATTGTAGATTGGTTTGCTCGTAGACCTCAAATGCAAGAATCACTAACACAACAAATTCATGATTTTATAGCTAAGAAAATGGAATGTGGTTCTGTAGCAGTAAGTATAGCTAGTAAACATATGTGTTGTTCAAATCGTGGTATTAAACACCCTACATCTACTATGTGTACCAATAAATTTAGTGGTGTGTTTATGGAAAAAGATAATTTGATTCGTGAAGAATTTTTACAATCCATTTCTAAAAATGGTCCTATGTTCTAAATAAAAAGCCGCAATCTAATTGCGGCTCTTTATATTTTAGTAATATTTATTATCGTCAAACAAAAATATTACGATGATAAATACTACAAAAATATATCTTATAACAAACTGTTATAATGATATTAATAAAGTTTATATAGGTAAAACTAAAAATTCTCGTGAAGCAGATCATAAGCGAATATATGGTTCTCAAATAGTTTATACTTATATTGATGAAGTAAATTCTTTAGATTATAAAGATTGGGAACCATTAGAAACATATTGGATAGAACAATTTAGACAGTGGGGATTTATAGTTTTGAATGAAAATAAAGGAGGAGGAGGTCCTGTAACTCATTCTGAAATAGTAAAAGATAAAATGAAAGGTCCTAAACCTTATTTACATAAATCTGTTATACAATATAGTTTAAAAGGAGATTTTATTAGAGAATGGTCAAGTATTACTGAGGCTGCTTTATTTCTTAATAAAAAGTTAGGAGCGTCAATAGTAGAAAATTGCTCTAAAAAAAGAAAGTCAGCTTATGGATTTATATGGAGATATAAAGAAGATTTATTAGAAGAAAATTTTATATATCAAAAAGATAGATATACTAAACCTATTAATCAGTATGATTTACAAATGAATTTTATTAAAGAGTGGCCAAGTCTTACAGAAGCTAAAAAATATATAAAAGGAGATATCCAAGCATGTTGTAGTGGAAAACAAAAAACAGCTGGAAATTATATTTGGAGATTTAAAATAAGTTATGAATAATATAGATAAACAATACCAAACTCTACTCCAAACTATACTTGACTATGGAGTAGAAAAGAAAGATAGAACAGGAACTGGTACTAAATCAATCTTTGGTTATACTATCAGACATAAAATGTCAGACGGGTTTCCTTTATTGACTACTAAGAAGGTGGCCTGGAAGACAATGGTGACAGAATTACTATGGTTTTTAAAAGGTGATACCAATATCAAATACCTTGTTGATAATAACTGTCACATATGGGATGGTGATGCTTATAAGAATTACTTACATAAAGTTATACGTGACAAGGACATTGTAAGATATTTAAAATCATATTCGATAGACACAAAAGGAGTACCTACCATTGAACCATATTCAAAAGATGAGTTTATTGAGCGAATCAAAAATGATAATGTGTTTGCTAAGAAGTGGGGTGAATTAGGACCAATATATGGTAAGCAATGGAGAAGTTGGAAGCAATTCATACCATATGATGTGACAGAAGAAAATTGTAAAGTTGCAGTTAAAGTAACAGACCAAATCGCAAACCTAATCAACGACCTTAAAACAAACCCAGACTCAAGACGATTAATGGTTTCAGCTTGGAATGTAGGTGAATTAGACCAAATGGTGCTTCCACCTTGTCACTATGGATTTCAGGTTTATACAAGAGAGTTGAATCATAAAGAACGATTTGAATATTATATAAGAAATTCAAATACAGGGTTATCAGAAATTAATTTCACCCCACCACAATTAGATGAATTAAACATACCAACCAGAGCAATCTCTCTAATGTGGAATCAACGCTCAGTAGATGCATTCTTAGGTTTACCATTCAACATTGCTTCTTATGGTTTACTACTTGAAATCATTGCTAAAGCAGTTAATATGGTTCCTGACCAGCTTATAGGAAACTTAGGTGATGTACACTTATATAGTAACCATGTTGAACAAGCAAAAGAACAGATTGGTAGAGAATTAAGTTTAGAGGAACGACTTAATATGGTTTCTGAGGAAATACAAAAAGAATTTAGTAGTGGTAGAGTTAATTTACCTAATTTTCCAAACACACCAGTTTGGAGTAATGAGGGTAAAATGTCACTATTAGATGATTTTGGTGTACCTCGCAGAACAAGAGAACCATTTACACTACCAACATTAAACATCAACACAGAGTTTTGGCCTTACGAAGGTGGTGAGTGTGGTGTAGGTCCTTTAGACGCTATTAAAGTTTTTGAAGCGTTTAAAAATGATAACTTCTGTAAGTGTTTATTAGAAGAAGATATTCAGTTAGGTAACTATCAATCACACCCAACAATTAAAGCACCTTTATCGAATTAAAAAACAAAAATTATGAATAACTTCGATAAAAAATACGATTTGAAAGATAAAGAATTTATCAAACCTTTACCGTCGACATACTCAATTCCAATTTACGAAAATGGAGTAAAAACTGAATGGAGTGTTGATGGTGCTATAGGAGATGAAAAATATTTTCAATTGATTAAAATGACACCTGAAAATAAATTACCTGAATTAATTAATGTTAATGTGAAAAAAGATGAATAGAATTGAAGAAGGTGACTTTAGATTAATGAATTATCAATCACACCCAACAATTAAAGCTCCATTAAGTAACTAATTGTGAAAAAGAAAAAACCTGATATTGTTGTTTGGGATGAAGAAAAGGGATATTATGCTAAAGAATTATCATACCCATCAGATCTAGGTGCCCCGGTAATAAAAGTTGAAGATGTAAAGGGATGGAGAGCGAGAGAAGTTACAAATGTTAATCATCAGTTTGAAAGTAAATACAATGAATTAAAAGATGAATTTCAAAAACTTCTTAAAGATTATGATCTTAACCAATATATATATTCTAAAGCAGAATATAGTTTTATACCTATAGTTGGTAAAACATATTTTTTATATCAAAAAGAAGATGATTCATGTTTTCTTTCTTTAATTGAACCGGAATGTTGGAATAAAAAGTTCATTTTCGCTGTAAAATTAGATTCAAATAATAAGTGGAATAAATTAGAATAATATTTATAATTATGAAAAAGATATTATATTTATTACTTTTATCAATTGTTTTTACATCTTGTACTTACTATGACTATGATTGTTATAGGTTTGAAATAGAAAAGAAAACAACATATATTCCTGATGCGTTTGGGTTACCATATCGTCCTCCTGTTTATGCTTATTCTGAGTATGATAAATGTGGTATAACACCATCAGGTGCTAGGTTAGAAGCGAAAAATAAAGAATTTGAATATAATTATTATTATGGTGGGTATTATATAACAGAAATACAAATTTGTAGATATTATAATTATTAATATGATATATAATTCTAATGATATATTTATAAATAAAGTTATTGATTTTAATATAGGAGATATTTTAGAAGAATATTATAAATCATCATCTTTAAGAAGACACCATCTCCCAATAAATCTAGTTTCAATAGATAAAATTTATCCACATCAAGAATTATTATCTACAAATAAAATCATAGATATTATCAAAAATGGAATTTTAGAAATTAAAGATTTTGAAGATATACTTTTAATACATAAAGATAATAAATATTATATTGTAGATGGTCACCATAGAATAGCAGCTCAAATATTAATAAATAAAAAAGATATAGAAGCTAAAATATACTCATTAAATTAATATATTTATTAATATGGTTATAGCACTAGTTATTTTATTTTTATTAGTTTTAGGAATATGTATATTATGGGTTAGGGGTATTGATCATATGTACAAGTATCATCGAGATTACAATGGATATGATCTTTTTGACGAAGAAAATACACATAATAATAAAGATAAATGAAAAATTTGTTACTAGTATTAGTTTTAATAACCTTTTTTGGTTGCCAAACTAACAATCAGGATATAAAGATATACACTGAAAAGATAGATTCATTAGAAAGAATTATTAATGATAAAAATTCTGATATTGAATTATTACATCAAGAAATAGAGATGCGTGAAAGCGAAATCAGTTATTTAGGACATATGTTGGATTCTGTTAAAAATACAGATGGTGATGGACCACCAATGAATTATCCAAATGAAATATATGAAGAATATTATAATAAATAATATTTATAATAAACTAAAATAATTAATTATGAGCTTAAAAAGTCTACAAACTAAAATTGGAGTTACCGCAGATGGAAATTTTGGTCCTGGAACATTAAAAGCCGCTATAGTTTATTATAAATTCACACCTGAAAGAGCAGCACATTTTTTCGCTCAAACATCACATGAATCAGGTAATTTTACAACATTCTCAGAAAATTTAAATTATTCAGCGCAAGGTCTTCAAGGCATATTTGGAAAATATTTTCCTGGTAATTTAGAAGAATCCTATGCTCGTAACCCAGAAAAAATAGCAAACCGAGTATATGCTGATAGAATGGGCAATGGAAATGAAGCATCAGGTGATGGTTGGAAGTATCGTGGTAGAGGTGCGCTACAATTAACAGGTAAAGCAAATTATCAAGTATTTGCTGATTATTTAAAGAAACCAGAAATAATGACTAGCCCAGATTTAGTATCTACAATATATGCTTTTGAATCAGCTATGTTCTTTTTTGATAAAAATAAACTTTGGAGCATTTGTGATAAGGGAGTTAATGATACTGTTATATTAGAATTAACAAAGAGGATTAATGGTGGTACTCATGGATTAGAAGATAGAAAAGCAAAAACAGTTAAATATTATTCATATGTTAAAGCTTAAAGTTTTAATATTATTATTAATATTTAGTAGTTGTTCAACCTCTAAAAAACCAATTCAATCTCCAAGACATTTTGCTAAAAATTTAATTAACCAATAAAACCTATATAAAAATGAAAACAAAACTTTCAATCTTTCTCGGTGCCTTAGCCATCGTAGGTATTACAAGCTTTACTGCTTGCGAGAAATCAAATGTAACTCCTGATCAAGCAACATCAGGCGTACTTGACAAAAGAGGTGGTGGAGGAAATCCAAACAATCCAAACACACCAGGGTATAATCCATGTGCCAATTACCCAGTGTATCCAATTGTAAATCTTCCAACGTATGATTTCAATATTACTATGGACACTACTGCGTGTGGTACTATTGTATTCCGTTGGAATCCTCAACCTGGATTTAATCCAGTAATTGATTCTTGCTACACTATTGCAAGGTATTATTACATTTCATTTGCGCCTGTAGGACATACCAACGGATGTACAGGAGGCGGTTCCTTAAGCGGAACAAATGCTTACTATTATACCATGGGTTCAGGATGTTCAGTATGGCCAGGATATGATTATGTAATGGGTATTACTTATTACGAGCGTAATTCTGTTGATCAGAAAGTGTATGTAAGAGCTTCATTACCTTTCTACTTCACAGCACCAAAAAGAGCAGTATTTTTAAATAACTGTTAATACTAAAAATTATTTTTTAAAGGGCTTGGTTTTCCAAGCCCTTTTTTTTATATTATAATAAAATAAAGTTTATGGAAAAAGAAAATTATGTACCATTTATATCCGAGGTAGAAGAATTTAATGCTACTATGAATAAACCTAATAATTATACTCCTGTTATACCAGATAAAAAAGAATGGGAGTTTGTTTATAATTTTATTTTAGAAGAACTAGAAGAGTATAAACATGCTTGTGAGACAGGAAATATTGTAGAAGTGTTAGATGCACTTTGTGATATTACTTATGTTTCATTAGGTAATGGAGCTATGTTACATGGTTTAAAAGATAAAATAATGCCTGCTTATCAAGAAGTTCAAGCTTCAAATATGAGTAAAGCTTGTAAAACAGAAGATGAAGCTAAACAAACTGTAGAAAAACGTAGTGTTGAACAAGGTGAACCTTGTCATTATGAAAAAGTAGGTGATTATTGGATTGTCTATAGAACAAGAGATAGGAAAGTAATGAAAAATATAAATTACTTTAAACCAGACCTCAAGAAATTCTTTTAATATATTAAATAAAGGTTATGGCTAAAACTAGAATTCACGTTAATCAACATCACATTCGTTCCAATAAAACAAAAGGTACTGAATTACCTGTTATAACAGTTAAACAAGGTAAGAAAAATACTTATTGCAATGAGGTTGAGATACTAGGTCCAAGTAAAATAATTTATGGAGGACCAGGATGTGAAACAAAACCAATATTAAGTTGTGGAGCAAGAGTAGTTATTGAAACTGAAAGTGAAGTAAGAATTATTAAATAGGTTATGTATCAAAGTATTTACTACGATTTTAAAACTTACACTTATTATCTTCGTGATGATGAAACAGGTTGGAGTCAATTCCAATACCAGCCTACTTATTGGAAACGAGTTGATGAATGGAGAGAAAATGCCCAACCAGTTTTAACTGGTGGTTGGGCTGTACCAACTAAAAAATATAACAAAGAAGACACTAACTTACTAGAAAAAGACATTGATAAATGTCTTGTTGTGTTACGAGAACTTTATTATAAACAAGATGATGTTGTTCCATCTTGGCACAATATAGTTTATCTTGATATTGAGATTGAAATGGGTGGAGCATTAACACCTGAATATATCAAATCTGCTCCTATGCCTATTACTTCTATTGCTTTAATAGATGTAACAACAAAAACTAAAATATGTTTAATTGTTGATAAAACAGGTGAAATTAAAGAAACAAATCAAGATAGTAAATTAATTATACCTTGTGGTTCTGAAAAAGAATTAATCAAACGTTTCCTAGACAAATTAGAAGAACTAGATCCAACTATTATCTGTGGTTATAACTCAGAATATTTTGATATACCTTATTTATATTTTAGAATACAACACCAATTAGGAGATGAAGTATTACGTTTATCACCTATAAGAAAAGTAGACTATAGAGATTTTAATGGTGAACATCAAATTACTATTGGGGGAGTTAATCATCTAGACTATATGTTACTTCATAAAAAGTATATTATGAAGGAAGAACCATCATATAAATTAGGAGACATTGGTTTAAGATATGTTAATTTAGGTAAGGTAGAATATGAAGGTAATTTAAATACATTATTTAAAAACGATATAAATACCTTTATTGACTATAACTTACGAGATGTTGAAATCATTGAAGCATTAGAAGCTAAACTCAAATTCATTGATTTAACAATTATGATTTCTCATATTTGTAATATTCCATATGAAAGTGTTTATTGGAATACAGTTATGAATGAGGGTGCTATTTTAAAGCATTTACGTCGTGAAGGTATTATTTCACCTAATAAACCAACTACTCATAATTCATCATTAAAAGCAGCTAATGAAACATATGCTGGTGGTTATTTATTAGAACCTATTCCTGGTTTATATTTTGATGTAATTGATTTGGATTTTACCTCACTATATCCTAGTATTATTAAATCATTAAACTTAGGAATTGAAACATTAATAGGTAGAATTAAAGTACCTTATAATGCCACTTATGAACAAAACCAATCACTAGAAAAACTTAAACAAAGAGATCCTGAGGAAACAGTTGTTGTTGAAAGATTAAATAAAACAAATTACACTCTTAAATCAGCTCAAATTAAAATTAAAACATTAATTGAGTTAATTGAAAAGAATGATTACACAATAGCTGCTTCTGGGGCTATATTTGATACAAGTGAACAAAGTATATGTTCTAAGATTTTACAAGGTTGGTTTGACAAACGAGAACATTATCGAGCACTAAAGAAAAAAGCAGGTAAAGCAGAAGATTGGGCTAATTATAAATTGTATGATTTGTTCCAACACGCATTTAAGATCTTACAGAACGCTATGTATGGTACTTATGCTAAAAATGGTTGGAGGTATACTGATGGTCATTTGATTTGTAGTGCCGCTATTACAAACTCAGGACAACGCCTTGATCAGGAAAGTATAGATTTTGTAAACCAAAAACTAAATACTGAACTTGATACTGATAAAAACTATATAAAGCTAGCAGATACAGATTCAATGTACATAGAATTAAAAGATGTAATTGATACTAAATATGGTTTAGATTTATCTAAAGAGGAACGTAATCAAAAGATTCTAGAATTAGCTCAAGAAATACAAGACGCGGCTAACTCTAATTTAGATAACATCAGCAAAAACTTATTTAACATTAAACCTGGCACCCATTACTTCCAATTAAAACAAGAAGTAATATGTACTGGATTGCTGACTACAGGTAAACGCCGTTACGCAATGTATGTTACTAATAAAGAAGGTGTACCTGTTGAAGAATTAGACATGAAAGGACTTGAGTTGATGAAGTCCAATATGAATAAGTTATTTAAAAAGTTTGGTGAAAACCTAATTAAGGATATTTTGTTTGGTAAGTCTAAAGAGGAAATAGATAACAACATAGTTGATTTCTATAAATCATTAAAAGCACTAGACCCAAGAGATTTAGGTAAACCTACAGGAGTAAAACAAATATCCTCATATCATATACCAGCTAGAGCAGGTGAGATGTTTAGTTCATTTAGATTGAAAGCACCATCTAATACAAAAGCTGCTGTTCGTTACAATGACTTACTTAAGTTTAAAAAACTGGATAAAAAATATGAATCTATTATTGAGGGTGATAAATTATTTATAGTTAACTTAAAACAAAATCCATACAA